GCTGACAATGCCACGGCAAAAGCGAGCGCGGCGGCCCGACGAGAAACCGATAATGCGTTCAAGGTTGCTCCTTGCTGTGCGGTTGAAAAGGGGGTGTCCTCAAGGCCTGCATTTTTATACTAAGTTGGCACGATAAAAACGCCTGCAATATCAGAATGTTAAAAGGCACAGGTCACTATCAGTCAAAATAAAATCACTATTTTATTTCCAGCTTGTTCCATTCCCTGCCGCGATCGTCACGATATTGAGCCGCCATGCTGTCTGACTTATGACCCAAAAGGTGTTGAGAAAACTTATCACTTACCTGCTTCTCGTACTCCCTGGCAGATAAACTTCGTAACTCATGGAACGTTGGCGGGCTGTCGCCGAATGATAGTCCTGATGCCTTTCTAGCGCGCATAAAATAGCGTGATACCGTTCCCGATGAAAGGGGCATATTGCGGGTTGATGAAATTACCGTATCGCCTTTCAGGATAGTCTTGCATTTGAATAACGTATCGCTCAGTACGAGGCCGAGCGAATCGAGTGATAGGTTTACAGGGATAGCCAGTTTCACGCCGGTTTTCTGCTGTTCAATATGAAGATGCTCATCGTGTATGTCGCTCCACTTCATAGCGCATAAGTCACTTACGCGCTGCCCTGTGATAACAGCCAACTCTATCGACAGCGGAACCCACGGAGGCAAATCGTCAGTTGCTGCCATTATCTGCTTGTATTCATCAAGCGTCAGTCGTTCGCGCTTAACTTCGGTTTTCGGTGAACGGGTGGCGGATACCGGGTTAGTCTGTGTGTGGCCTTCTGCTATAGCCTCCCTGAATATGTCAGCAAGCATTGAACGTATAAGCTTTGCCGTGGCCGCCTTTCCGCTATCAACGTAGTCGTTGAGCAGTGATGCTATTTGTTTCGTCGTTATGTCGACGATCGGCGCGTCGCTAATCCTTTCCCTGATAGCTTTCAGCTTGTTCCTGTAGTCAACAATCGTCTTCTTGCTTAACCCCCTCTCACCGATAATCACTTCATACCTGTCCAGCCATGAATGGACTGTCATTGCATCATCATTGCTAATCCTTGAAAGCAGTGTTTTCCTTTCATCTCCCGAAAATAGTTCAATGTTTGCCTGGATTGCTTCGGTAACAGCTATCCTCCTGTTTCTACCTAAACCAAATTCCTTACCCGTCCGTGGGTCGCGATAGCAGTAATAACCGCTATTTCTGATGTAGAGATTCGGTGGTAAATCTCTTCTGTCATGGCTTCGCCTTCTTCCCATGTCTAATCCTCTTTAAAAGGCTGCCTGTTTGAAGTTCTGATGGATCAATCTTCACGGCTCTTTCATGAAACAGATATTCCCTGCCATCTTTAACTGGTGCGGGAACAATTCTGCACTCTCTTACCCAGCGTCGAACCGTTTCAATGCTTCGCGGTTTGCGCTGCCTGGCGTTCCATTCTGGAAGCGTTAAGTACATAGCTTTACCTCTGCAATTACACGCAAATAAAAAGGCCGCCTCAGGGGCGGCCGTCAGGTCAGTGTTTGGTTTGTCATTCGGTATTGTCGGGCAACTTGTAAAACTGGCTTACAGGTTCGGCAGGGAGTTGCGGGGCGGCGGCTATCGCGGCGCGTAACTTACCAGGAACATCTGCCCACACTCCAGAGTAATAGCTAGTATTAGGGTCAGCATGCTCCAGCAGGTCCTCTATCGCTGATGCAGCCATATGAAGTAAATCATCAGGCGCATTAGGAGATTGAGGTGCTGTGTAGAGTGGCAAAACTCGGCCGCCCCACTTCTTTACGCTATTTTCCGCGAAAACAAGATGCTCGGGGCGGTAATAACCAGGGGCATCAATATCCTTTCTCTCGCTATCCCACATGTAAACCACAGGCTTCTCCGCAGCTTCCCGCAGTGCCAGTAGCTCGCATAGTGTATTAGCCAGGCGATGATTACTGTCGATAGAGCAATCGTGGATAAACTGCGCAAGCTCTTCATTGCTCAGGTTTGTTGTTGTCATAAAGCCTCCTCGTAACCCAATTCCCACTCTTTCATTTGATTTAAACGCCTAGCCGCTGCTCGGTTCTGCGCCGCACTCGGTGAAGAATGATTGACAAACTCCACACCAAACCGCCTCATTGCCAAAACCTTCCTGTTACTTATGCGTACTTCCATTCGCTGCATAATTACAGCCAACGCCCTGCGTATAGCTCTATTGCTTGTGCGATTAGCCATGAATAAACTCTCCGTACTTTTGCTTGTATAGCCTCAAGGTGTAGGCATCAGTGCGGTATTGTTTGATGTCCTCTCTGAGCTTATTAACTTCGGTTGCAACCCGGTTGTATTCACGATTGGCAGCGCGAACAAGGCCTTTTGCTTCTTCTGGGTCACCAAATCTCACCAGCGCGTGGGCCAGCATATCCAGCTCATGCGTTTTGTTTGCGTCGTGTTGCCAGAATGGGACTAGCTCTCCGCCCCGATAACCCCCGGTGATATAACAGGCAACATGACCAGCTTTTACCTTTACGTGGCCCCGTTTATTCACCCACAACAAACCCCAACCATCAGGTAAGTCTGCAATATCAATCAACCCTTCCGGGCAAATGTAATAGCGGTACATCCCCATGCCTGGTACGGTGCCGTTGCGGTGCGGCTTTGCCCGGTCTGCCAGAAAATCCGAGCGGCTTACTTTCGACTCAACCACTATCGAGCCGCCATCGAATCCCCAGCGATAACCAAACGCGTCAGCACGTTCACCACCATAAAGGCCACCAACCTCAGTTAAAGCCACCTGGCATCCTGGGCCGTTATTACTTTGCGGCCGCTTTAGCCATTTAGCTGCTATAGCATTAAGTTCGTCGTGAGTAATAGCCATCTCACTCACTCCCCACGGTGCCGCGGCGGGCCACCAGCTCAGCGATGCGCTTATCTGCATCACTTAGAATTGCGCGCTCAAGCTTGAGACGTTGCCGGAACTCTTCGCGCTCTGTCTGCGCCAGCTCCAGCGCCGCTATCAGTGTCAGGACGTTTTCAGGTTGAGCCAGCGCAATGAACTCAGCGTTTGCTTGCTGTTCTTGCTGGAACGCCTCATCAAAGCCACTATCTGGATGAGCACCTTCAATCTTGGCTATTGCCATAAACCCCTGAACTTCACGTGAGATAATTGCGTCGTCACTTTCAAATGGGCTGTTACCATCCCCGTACTGAAGAAGCCACTCGCCACTTGTGGCTTTCTCCGCTGCCGCTTTCATGCTGGCTATCAGCGCTTCGGTGTTATTGCTCATTGGCCTGACTCCTTGCGCAGCTGTGCGGCGAAACTGACACAAAGCAGAACCACACCTTTCCACTTTCTCTGCGTAGATTTATCGCCAACAAAGCGCTGATATTCCTTACCGGCGAATGTCGCTAACTCATCCACACCCTGCGCCTTTAGCTCTGCAATAGCGGCGTCTGTGGCTGGGGTTTCTAATTCGTCGAAAGCCTCAATTGCCGCCTCAATTGCAACTTGCTGTATGTGCGCCTCTTGGCACCCCTGAATTCCAGTTCCAGTCCCGTTTAGGTCGCTGTGCATTTCTGAAAGTCTTTCTCCAAATTTCTTCAGCCCTACATTCTCCGCAACCAGCGCATAGCACTTGAGTGATGCAACCGCTGCGTCGGAAAAGTAACCTTTGCATTTTGCCTCCGACATGCAAAGTTCACGCTCCAGCGCATCACGCTCTTTGAATTTGCGGTAAATGTACTGAGCATTGCTCTCTCCTACCAACAAATCACCAGGCAGGCATTTACCGCGCAAGAAACCTTCAATTTCGTATAATTCCATCTCTTATCCCTCAGTGCTTAGTCGTCTTAATGAATGCGTCGATGTGCCGGTTATTGTCCGGGCCGGGGAAGCTGCTCTTGCCTTTGATTTCTTCATCGGTGATGGGCCGCTGTCTGCGTTCTATCCTCAAATCCCCGGGTGTTAAGTCAGGGTTGTATTGATTGCTGCGCATGTTCACGCTCCACGTATTCAGTTATGGATTTGCTTACTGTCTGGCTGAGGTTTTCGATATGCAGAACGAGCGCCTGCAATGTCTGCGCTTCTGACGCGAGGATTTCCCGGTGGTACAACTCTTTCACCAGATGCTCAAGCTTCGAGTAATAACGTGCTGAGCTGAGAGTTTCTTTCCCTGCGTTATCACCTTTTTCGATGATTACTTTCTCGCGTAAAACGAGGTCGTGAGTAGTCCCGGTAATGACGTATTTACCGATTTCAATATTGAGTTTCATTGGGTGTCCTTAATGGCGGCGAAGCTTTATGCCTTCGCGCTTGGCTAACTGCCTGATTGATTCGTAGGAACGATCGAAGAGTTTGGCGATTAGTTTTGGCTGGGTTGTGCCAGCCATTAATCTGATAAGCTTGATGTCGATATCCAGCCAGTGGCGGCCTAGTGATTTCTGGTTTCCGCGCTGCTTGCGATAAGTGCTTTCCTTCATAGCTAGTCTGCCTCAGATAGCTCCGCCTTCCTGCTGCTATAGGCCTCGTCAAGTTTTTTCAGTTTTTCATCGCTACCGGACAATGCTGTTTTGGTTTTCTGATAGAAGCGCTCAAGCTTTTCAGAATCTGCGGTAATTGCCTGCTCACAGAACCAAGAAAGAGGATCAATGACTGTTAGTTTTTCCACTCGGTGCTCGGTACGCTTGCCGCGTGCCGTAGAAATCATCAATGAAAACGCAGCATCGATATGGCTCATGGCTTTTATTTTGATGCCGCCAACTGCAACGCCTCCATATTTAACTGATGAGTCGCCATATAGCGTCAGGGACTTTCCTACCCATGAATGCCCATCAGCACTCCATGCATCAATGAGTACGCGACGCATGCCTTTGGATGGCTTGTACGGACGTCCGTCATACCCTTCCAGATCGATATTCACCGGCTGTTCTTTATTTCCCCTGCGGACAGCCTTAATAACCGCTGTGATGCTTTGTGACTGAACATCCTCAAAGTTGAGCTGATCGGACTTTGGAATGATTGTTTGTGAAAGATCCATTAGAAAATTACCTCGTCGTCGAATTCTTCTTCAAACAGATAGCCAGGTACGTTTATTTCGCTGGACGGTAAAACCATCCCTTCATATTGGAGAGAGGGGTCGTCCATGCATCCCAAAAGCATATCCATTGCTTCAAACATGACCTTTCTACCGAGTTCCAGTGATTCCTCACCGATGTAATACATGCAGTTTTTGAACGGTGCGGTGTTTTCGATGGCGAAGAATGCAAACTGGTTAAGCTCTCGCCCGGTGACTAGCTTCAACACGTACAAATAAAAGGCTGCCTGCACATGGTAGTGATACTGACCGAACGCCTGACTGAACCCGCGCTGCGTTGCATCCCTGCAACTTTTCACATCCAGAGGGTAAGGGTGGCTATCTGAAAGTCTGTCGAATCGGCATTTTAGATTTAGACCGGTAACAGGGCAGGTGGCGAACATTGATACTTCTGAGTGGCCTTTAGCGGAAAGATAATCAGTAAAGTCATCATTCAGATTTGACGATTCAATCATCCGGTTTATCGTGTCAACTTCATTGCCGATAAGTATGTTTTCGGGATTAGCGCCTGGCAGAAGTGCCTTGTACTCTTTCGATGCCCGAGTGCTGATATCCGGTTTTAGCAAAAAGTCCTTTTCAAACACGCTAGGCTCAAGTAATGCTGCGTGTATGGCAGTGCCAATCTGTGCCGACTTACTTCCTTTGAATGGGTTGAAATACAGGTTAGCCGGACTAACGCTAATGGCCTTTATTGTCGTCGAGCCTATCGCCTCATCCCTGTGATAATCCTCATTCGACAAGTCGTAATAAATTCCCGGTTCCATTATGCCGCTCTCCTGTGCTCATGCTTTGCTTTGAAAACGCCGACAGCGTACTCAGCCGTTACCCTGGCCGTTAATGCATCCCAGCGCCATTTCTCGACGCTCTCTTGATAGCTGATGTCATCACCTTCGAGATAGTCAACGGCGTCGCCTGTGTGTTCGTCAGGCTGGAAATTGCGGAGTAGGGAAGTGATGGGGTTTGATGCTTTAGCCAGGCGTTCGACTTCAGCGTAAATCCGCTCGTTGTCCTGCTCATTTAGGGAGGAAATGATGTTCTTAATTTCCTGCTTGTCTGCGAATGTTAACTTCATTTGAATGACCTCCGTAGAAGTTGCATTGCCATAGCCCACTGCACTGAATTTCCATAAAGCACCGCTGCCCGGGAAAGCTCCTGAGCCTTTGTGAAATACCGGTTAGTTTTCATTACGGTGTCCCGGGCTGGTTTAATGTGTCGATTAACCACTTCCAGCCAGCACGTAGCTGGCGAGTGATTCGGTCTAGCTGGGATTCATTTAGCTGGAAAGCACCCATGCGAGCGCCTCCCGCGATTGCAACAATCATGGGGTTTCCTTAGATATGATTTGAATTAGTAGGTGATGCGGATGGCGGTTACTTCGCCTTTAGCGATGGCTGCAACACATTTCTGAGCGCAGTCTTCTGGAAGGCCAGAAGCAACAAGCTCGGCGACAGACTTACGGTTAACGGTGCGGCGATGCTCAATATCAGCTTCACGACGAGCCTTCTCGTCTGCGACACGCTTTTCTTCTGCCAGACGAGCAGCTTCCTTGGCCTCTGCTTCACGACGAACACGATCTGCTTCTTCCTGAGCCTTGCGATTCGCTTCTGCAATAGCTTCCTGCTTTTCACGCTCAGCGCGTTCGGCGGCAGCTTTTGCGTCGGCAATGGCTTTCTGTTCTGCGGCGATGCGGTCACGTTCAGCTTGCTCGGCTTTGAGCTTTAATTCAGCTTCACGACGAGCCGCTTCTTTGCGGACTGTGCGATGACCAATCAGGCCGCTAAATCTTTGAGCTTTTGCACTGCTTTATTCAGCGTGTCGATACAGTCGATAAACTCATCTGTTTTGCGCTGTAACGCGCCAGCGGCCTGACAAACTTCTAGTTTTACCGGGGCCAGCTTCTTGTTGAAGAAGTCGTTATCGTTGCGTTTGCGCTCAAGCTCTTCTGCCTGCTTCAAAAGCTGCTCAGCTTGTTTACGAATTGCTTCCGGCGAATTTGGAATAGATAACGTTTCCATTACTGGCTCCTGCTTAGTTGTTGTCACTGGCTGCTGAATGCTGGCAACTGCCTTTGGCTCTGTTGTCTTGGTCGGATATTTGTAGCCAGGAATGTCTTTTGGATATCCGTATTTCTTGTGACGCAAGAACGTCATCATGTTCTTTCCGTTAACCGGTATTGCCTGAATAACCAGAATGCTTTCTCTCTGCTCCAGAAACTCGATAAGACTGTCTTTTTCGCGCTTGGTAAGAGAGCCAAATGCGCCGATCTTGTTGCTTAGCTTCGACAGGGTGACGCCATCCGGCATCTTCTCTACGTAGCTTTTAACTTCTGCAAGCGGTCGGTATAACTTCGATGGGATAGTTGCTGGCGTCATGTGCCCTCCTAAATAAGTGGAATGCTGTGGCCTTTCATTTTTTGCCGCGCGTTAACCTGCTGGCCAAGCGGATTTCGAACCTTGCGATATTGCGGGCTTTCTCTGGTCACGAATTGTTCTTCTTTAGGCTGACGTAAGCCCGGTAAGCTGAGAGCTTTACAAATACGCTCTGAGCCTTCACCAGACAGCTTTGCAAATGCCCGGTTAATTTTTCCTGCATAGTTGCAGGCATCAATCTGCTGAGATGCTTTTCTGGCGTTGTACTCAGCCATGCGGCGTTGATTTCTGTTCATGGGTATTCCTCAGTGAGTGCTTTGGTGATTGGATGACCGGGTCTGAAACCGGCTTAGGGATTCCACCTTTTCATGACGAGTTTGAGACCGTGGAGCGTCTTCCTCAGTGCGGTTGCCCGCCACCAGTAAACTGGCGTTTTGTGGTCCATCGTCTTTCCTGAGTCGTGTCTTAACCAGATCGGGATACCGGCACGTAATCAGGGCGCAGCAACTGCGCATTCATCCAATCCCAAAACACTCATGTTCTGGCCTGTGTATTCACAGGGCTAAATTTTTAAAGAGCCAGCAACTCAGTTCCTTGTTGCAGTTCAGCGTCCTGCTGATGGAGTAAAATTAGCATCGTGCTAAAACTTATGCAATAGCCGCGCGCTAAAAATTTTAGCGTTAATTGCTAAATTCATGAATTTTAATAGACTTTATTTTAGCGGTGGGTTTAGCGTCTATTGAATTGAGGCACAAAAAAACCCGCACTAAGCGGGTTTAAATGTTTTATTGAGGGGTTAATATGTTACGGACGACCAAAAGACCTTTCCTATTACTCTAATCTGATCCCTATCTCTGATTTCTTCTTCGTGTTCTTCACTGTTGTAACTACGGATTCTCACCTTGCCGCCAGGCACTGCGTAAAGCAACTTTACACGTAGGAGGTCGCCATAATCGATGGCATACATTTTGCCATCTTTTATTTCGGTGCATCCCATGTCCACCCCAACGGTTGCACCGTTCGGGAGAACGGGCTCCATGCTGTTACCAATGACTTCCACGCAGACCGCATTATTAAATTGAACGTTCAATCTGCGCAGAGTTGATTTTGCAAATCTCAACTTAAACCCATTGTTGTCTTCCTGAAATGTGCTTCCGGTGCCGGCAGCTAACTGAACCTCTTTCAAGAACGGAACTTCTATTTCATCGTCCTCAATAGCAGTTGCAGAATCCCATGGCTCAATATCGCCAATGATCTTTGCCTGGCCTTTATTTTCCTCATTCTCTAATTCTGGGTGCTGCTGGTCAAGCCATCCGCGCGGAAGCTCAAGATGCATTTCTATTTTTCTTGCTAACTCATCTCCAAGATTACGCACGGCTTTATCACCCAGAATCTGACTCAGCGTAGATGAAGACGTGCCAACTTTATCTGCAAAATCTGACTTGCTTAAGCCAGCCCTGACAGCTTTGTGTTGCTGATAACGGAGGTTAACCCGCCTGATCTCTTTTATGTCCATGCTTAAATTTTCCCACCTTTTAGCACGGCGATAAATATGCATGTTGCTAAACGACTCCTTGCAATTATTTTAGCGTATCGCTAATATTATCCGTATGCATTAGCAACGGGAGCATCTATGGAAAACACCATCTCAGCATTTGAGCAGATTAATGATCTGCTTCGCTGGAAGAAACAGGCGACAAAAGAGAAGTGGGAAAAGCTCGCAAAGCTGGCAAACACTTCCGTTGGTAACCTGGATCAACTGGCTTATGGCTGGCGCGGAGCGTCGGCAAAAAAAGCGAGTGATATTGCGAACGCAACGCTTAATTTTCGTGACCCTAAGCCAGTGACTAAAGAGGCGATTGCATTCGCTCCTGTTCGTAAGGTCCAAAAAGACAACGCAGCATAAGCAACACCGCTCTTTAACATCCTGCTATCCCTCGGAACACCAGGGAACCAATTCAAGTGGCATACCCCACGGTATGCACACGTAACTACTTATTCACCATGGAAAGAATACCTAATGGACTTTGCAAGAGAACGCAAAAGCGCTAAGCGCATTGAAAGCCAGCTACTCGGTAAGCTGGCGGTAGTAGGGCAAACGAAGCTAGCCCAGTTCATCGGAATGAACGAAGCAGCGATAACACGCATGAAGCATGCGGCAGGTAACCAGAAGCACAGCTTCTTTGAGCTGATGAGCATGGTAATGGCGATGCTGGAAGTGGAAGCGCCCAGGTCTGATATAGCGCAGTCGTTATTGAGGATTGAGCGGATGCTGACAAAGAAAAAATGCCCGGTTGCACCCGAGCATTCAGATCAAATCACCATGGAATTCTGAGGAATAACTGGATCAATTCACAGGAGTAATCATACATGAAAAAGCAGCGGTTTTACCAGGCTGGCGTGCATAAAAATATCGAGCGGGATCGCATTATCCGTTCGGTAAACCAGAAAGGGTGTGAGGCTCTCCGGGCAATGCTGGAAGAGAACAAGCGGAAACAGGAGAAGGCTCATGAGTAACGTCGCATACGCAACAGAAAGATTCAGGGGAGGAAACTCTTCCGGGAGTTCGCGGATGGATAACCAAAAGCAGGGGCATTTTGCGCTGTTCAGGAGCGTCCTTACTGCTGAGTGGGCCACTGATTACGCAAAGCTATCCTTGTGGGTGAGAATACTTGGCATGGCTCAGCACAAGCCACGCAAGGTAGATTTTGATGGTGTTGAATGGGATTTGTCTGCCGGGCAGTGTGTTACGCAAATAGCGATACTCGCCCGGAAGCTCAAAGACCCGAAGGGAGTAGAAAAAACACCTAAACAGGTTCGTGACATGCTGGAATTTTTCGCTAAGGAGAAGATGATCACCTTCGCAGGAAGCCGCCATGGAACTGTGATAACGGTCATAAATCATGCCGATTATCAGGGTGATTTTGGGGTAACAAAGCTGGTAACGAACGAGGTAACAAACAAACCCAGCGCTGGCGCGGCCTCCGCGCCTATTGAGGTAACAAAGCTGGTAACGAACGAGGTCGAACAGAGTAAGACGTTAGTTAGTAAGAATATAAAACATACCCTAACCCACGATGTGGGAATGTCGGGTGAAGAAAAATTAACACCCCGTCAGGCAGGAACAAACCCAAGAGCCAAAGGCACCAACCCACGCTCTGAAATTCCACCGTTTGATCGTGAACGCCTGAAGAACACCTGGAACTGCAAAGCCGAAACATTCGGGCTACCAAAAATCCGTAGCGTCACCACCACCACGGAAAACGGCCTGAAGCGTCTCTGGAAATCCTATCTGAAGCAGTGCAAAGAGTTGGGTACCACTCCGAAAGATATCGACGCATTCCTGAACGGCTACCTTGAACACGGCTACAAGCCCACACCGTGGGCATGCGGCGCTAATCCTGAAGGGAAAAAGTTCGGCATCGATACCGCACTACGGCAGGAAAAGATTGATCAGATTCTGGGAGAAAGCACCTGATGGACAGCTACGATTTTGAAGAACAACTGGTTGGGGCAATGATGATTCAGGGCGATCACATCGAATGCCGCGATGTCATCGGTAAGCTACCTGCTGAAGCTTTTGATAATTACCACCTCCGCACGATGTACAAGGTGATCATAGCCCTGCTGAACAAGGCCGAGCCACTGGACATTTTTACTGTTCAAGCCGCTGTTTCAGATGACACAAAGCACTACGTTCTGGAAGTGGCCGGACGCTGTAAATCCGCAGCAAATATCCGTGGCTGGGCCAAGCGTGTTCGTCAGTGCTGGATGCTCCGCAAGGGTGAGGCAGAATTGATTCATGCAGCCTCGTTGCTTCGCGAAGCTGGTACGCACGACATCAACGACCGCATTGCTGAAGTGAGCGGCATCGTTGGCAGGCTTCAGTTTGAAACCAACGATAAACTACCGCGCCGCATTGGTGACTTACTTGATGATTACATGGTTGTGCTGGAAAACCGCATGCAGGGCGAGGAATCTGGCCTGTATCTGAAAACCGGTATTCAGGCGATGGATGACGAGTATGGCGGCTTTGACAGAACAGACCTGATCGTAATCGCTGGTCGCCCTGGCATGGGTAAAACTGAGCTGGCAATCAATATCGCTAACTCGATTGGACGGCAGAAAGGGACCGGATTATTGGTTTCAATGGAAATGTCCGACATGCAGGTTGTTGAGCGCCATGTTGCAGACAGAGCCGGAATAGCTATCGGGGCTTTACGCAATCCGCTCGGCATGATTCAGGAACAATATACTCGCCTCACCGCAGCCACGGGAACGTTGCTGGACGAAAACAACCATGTCATTGACGGCTCTTTCAGCGTTGACGAATGCATCGCTCATGCCGAGCGCATGAACATGGATGGCGGCCTGAGCTTTCTGGCGATTGATTACCTTGAGCTGATGAACCTGCCAAAAGCAGATCGGTACGACCTTTCCATTGCGGCCGTAACCAGAAAACTGAAGCAGTTCTGCCTCAGAAATAAAGTCCCGGTAATCCTCCTGGCACAGCTCAACCGCAATGCTGAAGGCCGACAGGATAAGCGCCCGAATATGAGTGACCTGGCAGGCTCCAGCTCAATCGAGAAAGATGCTGATGTACTTATCTTCCCCTATCGGGACGAGGTTTATAACAAGAACAGCAGCATGAAGGGGCTTGCAGAAATCATTATCGGCAAATATCGCTCAGGCCAACCAAAAACGTTTTATATGGGCTGGCGCAACGGGCATTTCACAAACATCGATCAGGAAGAAGCCGCCCGCCAGTTTGCAGAATACGAGCGCAAACAGGAGCCGTCTAAAGACTGGAGATAACCATGACTACCACCAGACAACGCATACACACATACATCTCAAACCATCCCGACACATCAGTAAACGAAATAGCCGCCGCGATGGGAGTAACTCGCAGCTGCGTTAGCCCGCAGGTATCGAACCTGTTTCGTGATGGCCTGCTGACACGTAGCGTATTCAATCAGGGCTATCGGTATGCAGCTATTGGCATAATTACTGAGCCAGCCTCAGCCCCGGCAACGCACATGAGCGAGGGTATGGCGCTGTTTAACAAACTACTTCGAGAGGTGAGGGCGTGAGCATTTATCAGGTAACAAAGCCAGATTTGCTTGTTAGCTTTTTTGTGTTTGCAGATATGGGTAAGCCAATGATGGTTGCCGTCGATGGGACAATAACACTTCCTGAGCTAAATGATATTAACCGTGAATTTTCAGATAACCATATGGATGCAGGATTTCAGGAAGACGGTAATTACGAAATCAAATGCTCATGGTATCCCGGTCAATTCGATGAAATGGGAAGGTGTGAGGCCTCGCCGGGCTGGGAGTTCGATTTAGTAAAATATGACCCATTACCAACAGAAGACTAACAGGCTCGCAAACCGCGGGCTTTTTTTATGGAGGATTTATGCAAATTATCAAACTGAGCCAGAGGGCTGTTTTATCGAAGCGCGTAGACCAGCCCTGGGAATACGAAGAGTCGGTGATATACGAGCCGATTTATGTTGTCGCTGAGCATATCGAATCGTTCTCATGGGCCGGGAATACTTACCTGAAAATGATCAGCGGTGAGCGTATCGAGGTGAGAGAGACAGCAGAGGAAGTTATTGACCAGATTCAAGGTGGGGAGCCAGCAGATTCTCTTGGTGTCTGGGCAGGGCTTGGAGAATCTGAATGACAAACGAAACACTAAAGCTTGATGAAGAGCGCGCGAAGTTTGAAAAATGGGCCAGAACTAAAAACTGGAGTATTAAACGGGATTGGGAAGGTGATTATAAGGACGAACCAGTGAACGGGTTCTGGATTGGATGGCTGGCTCGCGCACAACTGGAGACATCATCATGAGCTACGAAACTTTCGTAGGTCTGTTATTCATGCTCGCAGAAACAGTGTTTGGCCTGTTGATTATGGCAGCTGGAATGCTGGCTCTGTGTTCAATTTTCGGCAGCAAGAAGGAAGGGAAGAATGGATAGCCGGCAGCAGTTTGAAGAAGCATTTGAAGATTTGTCCGGGTGGGAATTTAACGAGCATCCAAACAGGTCTTACTGTGATGATCTGCTCGAAATTTGGGAAAAAGCATGGGAAGCCAGTCGCGCTGCAATCGTCGTAGATACAGGCTATCTGCTTGGCGATGGAGACAACGAAGACAGCGACTACACGCTCGGCTTTAATCAAGGCATAACAAAGGCAGACAAGGCCATCCGTGCAGCTGGGATAACCGTTAAAGGAGATAGCTGATGTATCCACGAAGCGTATTCAGAAACGAAATGGCATCAATATTAATCAAGCAATATTCAATGTCTGAAAAATCACTGCCAGCGGTGGCTAAGTGGGCCGACTGGGATGATTTGTTTGATGTTGGTTACCGAGCCGCTAACTCCGGTGAGGCATTCCAGGAATGGCTACGTTGCCAATAGGAGGCATCCATGACAGCCACAATCCACCAACTACGACCTGACTATACCCGCCGCGCTTTTGATTTAATCGACTCTCTCCACGAAACAGGACTAAGCAACCATCAGCGAGAAATCGTTGAGGCGGCGCTGTCGTGTCTGGAGAAAGCTATCGAGGTGAAACATGAAACAGACCCTGATGCTTCGTGACGAACGAGTCAGGCAGAACGCAATAAACATCATCAATTCCCTCCTCACTGACAAAGACCGACCAGTAACAATCCGCATCTCCGACTACAAACGCAACCTTGACCAGAATGCCAAGTTCCACGCCATGCTGGGTGATATAGCCGCACAGGTTCAGTGGTGCAACAAAAAGCTGAAGCCTGAGCAGTGGAAGGTGTTGCTAATTAGCGGTCACGCCGTTGCGACGAAGCAAGAAGCTGAGGTGGTTCCGGGTATCGAAGGCGAGTATGTGAACATCCGGGAGAGCAGTGCAGAAATGAGCGTCAAGCGCATGGCTAGCCTGATTGAGTACACGACGGCCTGGGCGGTTGGGCAGGGAGTGAGGTTTACAGAAGGACGGTATTGATGCGAAAGACCTGGTTTCGCCACCACGATTTAACAACCGCAGAAGCAGACGAACTCATTCAACGCTACACACTCCGCAACGTACAAACCCAACGAACGCTAAGCGCCGACCCTAGGTATTGGGTTGTGGCCGCGCTTTTGCCCGAGGGTCGAACGGAGCCGAGGGCGAGCAATACATTTCAGCAGAGGTGCTGGCAATGACAGCCTACTACAACGAATTTAATCCTGAAGCTGCGGCTCATTTACGCAATCTCATAAAGCGTGGATTGATTGCACCCGGCGATGTGGACGAAAGGAGCATTATTGATGTCAGAGCAGACGATCTTATCGGATATAGACAGTGTCACTTCTTTGCAGGAATCGGCGGCTGGCCTCTCGCTTTGCGATTCGCAAAGGTCAGAGACGATGCGCCAGTCTGGACGGGATCGCCGCCGTGCCAGCCTTATAGCTGCGCTGGAAAGAAACTCGGCTTCTCCGACCCGCGACACCTTGCCCCAAAACTACTTGACCTCATCGCAGAGCGAAAGCCTTCAATGTTCTTTGGAGAGCAAGTTACGCCGGCGATTGGGAAAAACTGGCTCGACTTTGTACACCTTGAAATGGAAGCAGAGGGTTACGCCTGCGGGACGGCAGTACTGCCAGCTTGCTGCATCGGTGCGCCTCACGAAAGAAAGCGAGCATTCATCGGAGCGGTTAGGGGTCTGGTATACGCCAACAACCAATGTGAATTATCAGCCAGCAACGCCTCGGGGAATGGAGACATTGACGGGACAGGCTCTGCATCTAACGAGTCATGGAATAGGTCAGAGTGGATTCCCTGCAAGGACGGCAGGTCGCGCCCAATTGAACCCGGCCTTAGCCCGGTGGTTAATGGGATACCCAAAGGAATGGGACGAGGAAAGCATTCACTGGCAGCAATGGCAGCAGCTAATCGCCGATCGCGAATTAGAGGTTACGGAAATGCGATAGTCCCGCAACTTGCAGCTCAGTTCATTATGGCTTTCATGGAGGCGACATATGCTCCGGCCATCTGACATCACCACATACCAGCGAACCTGCAACGCAGCAGCAGGATATTGCGCAGCATGTACAAAGCCACTCAACAACGAGACGTATGTATGTGATGAGTGCGCTCATGAGGCGTATGTAGAAACTAAACCGAATGGAGATAGTGATGATAATTAGCAGGTATGGGCCAATAACGCTCAGGCACTTTCTGGATAATCCATATTGGGCAGCGGCGGCCGGTTACGACTTTAATTACCTCGACTGTTTATCGGCATCAACTCAAGTCATGAGCAATGTAGCAAATAATGCGTGGGATGAAATTGTAGAGTTTCCTTATACCGAAATAAGGGATTTGCCAGCCTTTATCATTAAGTTGACCTTGGCGGCACTCCTGTTAGTCATTCTCGCCTTCGCCTACCCGATACTGGCACTCGTTATTAACATCCGATGCAAGTCGTGGAAAGAGAAGTACAAGGGGCCGCACAACAGCACCGTCACCAACAACATGAACGGCTGGATTCGACAATGCAACCGCAAGTGGGGTCGCAACTATGGCTGACAGGCGAAAGCCGCCGAAGCCTAAGAAATGCGCTATCTGCTCCGTAGAATTTACCCCTTACAAATCTCTCCAAAGAACCTGCTCAATCCCCTGCGCCATTACCCATGGCAAGCAGAAGGAACAAGCCAAGCAGGACAAATTAAACCGCGCAAACCTTAAAGCCAGACGGGAAAAACTCAAGACCGCATCCGACTGGAACAAAGAGGCTCAGATAGCTGTTAACCGGTTCATCTTCTGGCGTGACTACGGCAAACCCTGCATAGCATGCGGTAAGCCACTGGTTTATGGAGTGAGAGGTGGGGCAGTAGATGCAAGTCATTACCGCTCGAGAGGCTCGGCAGCACACTTAAGATTTAACGTTTTCAACATCCACGCAGGCTGTGTGAGATGCAACAGGGAGCTATCCGGCAACCTGATCCCCTTCCGTATCAATCTCATCAAGAAAATCGGCCCGGAGCGCGTAGAGCGCATTGAGCACGACAACAAACCACGAAAGTTCGACATCGACTATCTGAAGCGAGTGAAAGCAATCTTCACGCGCCGGGCACGTCATTACGAAAAACTACGTAAGCAACAGGAGCAGGCAGCATGAGCAAAGCAACCTACGTAGATGACTTAGTGAAAGCATACGAAGCAGAGCGCCTGGCTAACCAGAACCGCACTCGCTCGCCGTACAAGAATATGCATAAAGACCGCTGGATTGAAGTTTGCAGCGCCTATAACCGCAGGGCGATCGCCAAAGGAAAGCGCGGTGTTGGCAAGTCAAACAAGCGCAGATTCAGACTGACATCTCTGGGACTGGCTCGGGCAATTCAGGATTGCAGCTCATGGACGAAAATATGCCGCGACAATCGTGCGTATTTGGCTAAGCAGCGGGAGCAAGCAGCATGAAAATACACACAGCAATATCTACCGCCCTTGAAGCACTGAATATCCGCTGGCAGCCAGCTCAGATAGCCGAACCAATACGCGAATCTTGCTACTCATACCCCATCACCAACAACCGTCACACTGGTAAAGCGGCAGAGCGTAGGGCAGCTAAACAGCGTAGGAGGGCGAGACTGTGAGACTTGAAGCAATCGGGAAATACTTTGCACCAAAATCACCACACATCACAGACGCACCCAGGGCAACAGCTTCTGACTCGTTAAGTATCAGTGAAGTGATGGCCGCATTAGGTCTTGCAGGACTTAAAAGCGGCATCGGTCTGGATTTATATTTGGCGAAGATTGGCATCAGCGCACCAGATAAAGCAGTGGAGGGACTTTATGAAATTGCAAAACGCCTGGCCGGGCAATGCAAAGCAATCTCAGAACTTGAAGAAGATATTAAGCAAAGGGTTCTGCAAATACTCGCAACTTTTGCCTACCAGGATTATTCACGCAGCGCGGCTAGTGTTCGTCAATGCGAATGCTGTGCTGGGGAAGGATTCATAGAGGCTGAAGTATTCACTCTGAAAGCGGCAATGGGAAAGCTGACGCAGCTATCTGAAGTGAAGCTTGTGCGATTCGATACGCCGATGCCTGGCAACGACCTCAAACCAAAGCGGGAGATCGTTCGTGCTCTCTGTAGAGCATGCAAGGGTAAGAAGGTAATCAGCAACTCATGCCGATGTCATGGGAAAGGGAAGGTTGTAAACAAGGATAAGACTGAGGCTCTCGGAGGTATTCCAGTTTGGGAAGAATGCGATAAGTGCTCGGGCCGTGGTTACCGAAGGCTCAAGTTTTCAACTGTGCTGGAAGGTATTCAAACTGCGTGGGATGTGAAGAAGACATTTGCATATGACCACGTGCAGCCATTCTTTGAAATGCTGGTTACCGAATGCCACAAAGAAGAAGCGCAAGCCGACTTGATGCTGTCAAAAGTGACTAACTGATAATTTATTTCTACTGAAATGGACTTTGGTAGAAATTAACTATTGTATGTCGCGGAAAAAAAGACTAACCTCAATCCTAACACTACAAATCCGTCTGATGTTACGGTGGATTAAAAAGAGGCCTCGCTTATGCGGGGCCTTTTGCGTTTAAGCGAGCTTAGAAATAGACACTGAAACCTCATATCCAAGGAGATATAAGGCTTGTTCCAGTGTTTCTACTTTTGATGCGTGACTGACGTCAAGAAGCCGGTCAATCTGCGGCCCCTTCTGGTTAAGCTTTCGCGCTAAATCAGCTTTTCGTGTGCCAGTGCTAATCATTGCATTGTGCAAGGCAGCTTTGAGACATGTAAGAACAGGAAGATGAATAATAATCTCACCTTCCTTCGCGCTTGATGGTTCAGCAATAGGTATGCGCGAATCAATAAGATCGCCAATCATACCCGTTAAGGCGTCCCGCGCTTCAAGTTCGATATCGTCCTCAGTAAATGCTACTGAATGCAGATTATCGAAGTCACGAAAGCTGATTTCGTATTGCCCGGTATCTTCATCAAAAGATACTGATGCTGCGTATTTAAACATAAAGCCTCTTTCCGGTTATGGTCTCAATGACCAGATTCAGTGTCGAAAAGGGTGGGGCCTAAAGCCCCAGATCCTTGATTATCTATTTTCTTGTTCCCTCTGGTATCTCCTTGGAGCCGTGGAAGGGAAATATTGACATCCTTCCGTTGATTGTTGCTTTCCGGTGACTACCTCCACCTCTTGCATTTTCAATCATGACTCCTTGGGACTTTAACCAGCGAAGGAACTCGCTGTATTTCACTGAATCCTCCTGTTCGTTGATGATGTAATCATATTAACATATAAGATTATAAATACAACAAAAATGTTGTGTTTTGTTGTGCCTATTCGCGCCCATCCAAACAGCTAACCATTACCCTCTTATTGCATTGGATGAGGCGCTTTCCCAACTACACAGAACAGCACCCCGAAATACGGAGGTGTGGAATGCATCGTATGAATGACCAGTCGGGTAATGTGATTACCCAGTTCTTCGCATGGCTGGCGGCTATCTCAGCGGCGCTAGGATTATCAACACAAGATATCGTCTTCATGTTTTTTGGATTTATAGGCGTTCTTCTCTCTCTTGGTTCTTTTATCTTCGGTCGTGTGGATGCTCGAAAGCTACATAAAGAGGATGAGAAGCGCACAAAATTACTCGAAAAATACTTCGAAGATGCTCATCTGCTGCCGCCAGAGCAACGCCCCGCCAGTGTCAAAGTTGTTACCGACGCAATTAACAGGATCAGCGCAAATGCAAAATAAAAAAGCAGGTGCGGCCGGAGCTGTTTGCTCGGTAGGCGCAATCATCGCCATTGTGCTTGGTAGTGGAAACGTAAGGACAAACGAACGTGGATTGGAGTTAATCGGCAATGCCGAATCGTGCCGCCGAGACCCGTATGTATGCCCGGCAGGTATTTCCACTGATGGGATCGGCAACACGCATAACGTTATAGCAGGAACTCATAAAACTGATGCACAGATTGCGGCTGACTGGGAGAAAAACATCCTCGCTGCAGAGCGCTGTGTGAACAGTTATGGCAATGGTAAAAAGCTATCAGACAATACTTTCTCTGCGGTTGCCTCCATCACGTTCAACGCAGGATGCGGCTCTATGCAGAAGTCCACGCTGTTCGCCATGCTGAGAGAAGGCCCGGTGGCGTATAAATCCGCGTGCAACCAATTTCCGCGCTGGGTATATGCCGGGAAAACCGTTTTACCAGGACTTGTTAAGCGTCGTGAGGCGGAAAAACAACTGTGTCTGGATGGCCTGAAATGAGTCGAATAACCTCCATCGTCGTCGCAGTGATTATTTGCATCATTGTGTCGCTGGCGTGGCTGGTTAATCACTACCGCGACAACGCCACCGAATATAAGAAGCAGCGAGACGATAAGGCTCATGAGCTAAACCTGGCTAACTCGGTAATCACAGACATGCAGACACGGCAACGCGACGTTGCCGCTCTCGACACCAAATACACGCAGGAACTTGCCGATGCTAAATCCACTATCGAAGATTTGCAGCGCGATGTTTCTTCTGGCAAGCGTCGGTTGCAGCTCAACGCCACCTGTAAGAACAGCTCCACCACCTCCGGCAGCCTGGGCGATGCTTCCACCCCCGGACTTAACCCAGATGCTGAGCGGGATTATTGGCGTCTCAGAACCGCAAACGAAACAGTGACAGGGCAAGTGAAGTATTTGCAGGGCTACATCCGGCAGCAGTGCCTTAAGTAATTCGTCACCCACTATGACAAACAGAGCCTGACTTCGGTCGGGCTTTTTTACATCTGAATTCCACCGCGCACCGCAATGCGCATGTAACCACACCGAACCAACCACTTTGAAATGAGCCTTTGAGGAAGTCAGTTAGTGCTGGCGAGCCTTCGGTGGGCTGATTTCCATTGCGGCAAGGGTTCATCTCAAAGTAAGGCAAACGCTATGAGCAACATCATTCCGATGACGTTTGATGAACAACAGTTTCCTTTTTATTCAGATTGCTGGTTTAACGCTACTGTGGCAGCAAAGCACCACGGCAAGAGGGTAAAGAACTGGACAATACTGGAATCAAGTCGGGAGTACATCGCAGAGTTGGCGCAAGAACTTGATATTGAGCCATTCGATTCTAAAGGGCAGATTTCTACCCTTTTAGTTCGTGCAGAAAAAGGCCGTTACGGCGGAACCTGGATGCACCCCGAACTGGTGGTTGAGTTTGCCCGCTGGCTATCAGCGAAGTTCGCCCGCGCCTGCGATCGTCACATCAAAAATCTTCTTCTGAGTAAAAACTTCCAGCTTACGGAAGACCAGATTGTTGGCCTGATGGTGTATCAGCAGCCGACATCATGGGAGAAGCGCTTTAAAGAGCCGTTCTACCAGGCGCTGGCAAAGATGACCGGGCTTCCGTACTTCGGTCACGTAGGCGGCTGTCCATCATTATTTGGGCAAATCACCGCCAGGTGGGTATATGCCGTTGCGTTACCAGACTTTGTGTACCAAGCAGCAAAAACAGCGGCAGGAGAAAGCGGAGAGAAAATTCACCAGCACCTTAAACCTGACGCGCTAGGAAAAGTCGAGCAGCAGCTCATCGCAGTAACGAATATTGCAAATTGCAGCATTGATACAAAGGACTTTGAAGCCCGCTGTATGGCTGCATTCCCGGTTAAAGGTCAGATGAAGTTGCTCTATGCAGCGGCATGAAAGCCAAGAGAGCCACTTTCACAACGGCTCTTATCAATTCCGTGGTGGAAACGAGGTGATCACTCATCTTGCTGACGGGTAAGCCGTAAGTGGGGAAGTCCTGCTGTGAAGCACCGCAACCCTGCGCTCCAATTATTTAATCGTGTCATATCGTCACCGCAAACTTACGTTAGCTAAGACGGCAGCCCCTCTTCTGCTAGAGCGCGTGAGGTTTATCAAAAACGATAATACCAGGCTAGCGCCACAGGCGTAATCCCATTCATGCCGCAATCTCAAGCGGTGGTAGAAGAATTGAGAATGTAATACAGAGCATTCTTCCAAGAGCGCTCGATATTGCAGTGAGTTTTATGTGTTGGCCTACGGGCTGGATATCAACCAATCAGCAGGAAATTCTATTATGAGCACTAAATGTATCTCCACGGGAGGATATCCGGTTGAAGTGGCAACCATGGACGATGTTGATGGTGAAGCTTATACACTTCCGGCCGCCACTACGACGGCACTCGGAGGCGTGAAGAAGATGGCGGCACAGGCAGACTCAACCGCAACAGATGTTGCTGGCTTGCTGGCTGACTTCAACGCTCTGCTGGCTAAAGCTCGCACTGCCGGACTGATGTGATGGGAAGAGTAATTATCATGAACGCATCGGTGCTATTAAACGATTCTGATGAATGGGTCGAACTAGGTGCGTGTTACCCGGGAAAGACAGTAGAAGAACACGGATTCGTTCAGTTTCACCTACGGAGCGGGTCTATTGAATACTTCAAAACTGATACCGTGCTGCGGTTCAGGCTGAAAGAGAAAGAATAAATGGCAAAGCTCACTGACAAGCAAGAACCAGTAGATTGGACGAAAGCTCAAGCATCGTTTCGGCAGTGGCACGAAGAACTGCATTCAAATATGACCAACGAAAAGTTCATTGATTTGTATGTTGGAAGGGTCATACCACTAGAACCAACAAAAGAAGATGAACGCTTAAGGAAGTGATTATGGCTAGGCCAACCAAGTACCAGAAGGCGTACGCCGAGCAGGCTCGCAAGCTGTGCATGCTTGGCTACACCGATGCTCAATTAGCAGACTTCTTCGAGGTCTCTGAAGCAACTATCAATACGTGGAAGAAAGAGCACCCAGGGTTTCTGGAGTCCGTAAAAAAGGGGAAAGACCTTGTTGATGCTGAAGTGGTAGATAGCCTCTTCCAGAGAGCAATGGGTTATGTGGCCCCGGACACTGATATCCGCGTGATTGATAACCAGATAGTCAAGACGCAAATCAAGAAGCATTACCCGCCCGACACGGCAGCTGCAATCTTCTGGCTTAAGAACCGACAGAAGAAAGACTGGCGCGACAAAATCGACCACGGCATTGAAGGTGCTGATGGCGGTCCGGTGCAGGTAGTGAACTACACCCCAGCAGACTACGCGCTCGCGCAGAAAGCGCTAGAGGGGAAACTCGAAGACCTGGATTAAGCCTATGAGCGGAATTATCGAATGGGAAGATTTGACATTTCCTGAGCGTGTTGTGCTTAAGTCAAAATCCACAAAATCATTCCTGAACCATACGAGAATATGGTTCGAAATTATCCAGGGTGATCGGCTACTAGTTAACTGGCACCATCGGCTGATGGCCTCGAAAATTGATGATCTAATTTACCGACGCTTAGAGCCAGGTAACTTGATTATCAACGTGCCCCCTGGTGGGACGAAAACAGAATTCTTCTCAATTCACCTTCCGTCGTATGTCAATGCACTGGTGCAGGAAGGGAGATTAAAGCGCTTCCGAAACCTGAATATCTCATTTGCTGACACGCTGGTTAAACGTAACTCACGCCGAACCAGGGACATCATCGCCAGCCGTGAGTATCAGGAGTTCTGGCCTTGCTCGTTTGGCGTTAACCAGGCTGAAGAGTGGGAGATAAAAGACGATCGAGGTCGCTCAATAGGGCAGACGGTATCCCGTTCAAGTAACGGACAGATAACCGGCGGTCGTGGTGGATACTTCGGGCCCGAGTTCTCTGGCATGGTTATGCTGGACGACTACAACAAGCCCGTCGACATGCTGAGCGAATCACGCAGGAACAGCGCTAACACGCTCCTGGTGAATACCATCCGCTCCCGTCGTGGTGATAAGTCCAAAGAGCATCCAACTCCGTTTGTGAGCATTCAGCAGCGCTTACACACTGATGACGCTACCGGCTTCATGCTGGGTGGTGGCATGGGCGTTAAATTCCATCACGTTGCCATCCCGGCGATGATTGATGAGAAATATATCCAGTCTCTCGCTGAGCCGTGGCGCTCGTTGTGCTGGGAGACGGTTAAAGACACCGATTATGTCGAAGTGTCCGGGACGCGCTACTGGTCATACTGGCCTCAGATGGAAGACGTGAATGACCTCCTGCAATTGTGGGAGAAAGACCGTTACACATTTCTCTCTCAGTATCAGCAAAACCCAATGGCGCTCACCGGCGGCATTATCGACACAGGCTGGTTCCAGACCTACACCACGCTTCCTAAGCTGACTCACCGCGCCGTATACGTTGATACCAACAGCGGTAAGGTAGAGGACTGGCTCGACTACACCGTATTCACTTTGGTGGGCATGGGTGTTGATGGCAATCTCTACATCATCGATGTCGTGCGTGGCCGCTGGGACCCTGAAGACCTCCTGAAGAAAGCAGAAGAGGTCTGGGAGAAATGGCGCATGCAGGGTTCAATGCGAATCATGCCGATGCGCCATATGGCTATCGAAGAGAAACAGGCCGGACAAGGGTTGATCACCACCCTGAAGAAACGAAGTGCAACACCTGGGCAGATCGCTATTCCGGTGAAAGAGATTCCACGCGGCGCAGGCCAGAACAAACTGGTTCGCTGCCTCAACGTCATTCCTCAGATTAAAACTGGCAAGGTTTATGTTCCTGCCACTCATGATGAGCACGGAGCTATTAGGCCTCATGTTTACTACGAAGATGGAACGGTTGCCGGAACAACCTCATGGGTTATCACCGCAATGACTGAATGCGCCGCGTTCTCTGCTGACGACAGTCACGACAATGACGACATCCTTGATACCTGGATGGACGCCATCGATGACAACCTTATTTCCGGTCGCCAGCCAATGGTGATCGACCCAAGTCAACTCAGGAGAATTTAAGTGCGGTGGAAATGGTGGAAGAAAGAAATCGCCGCGCCTGAGCCGGTGAAAGAGCCTGAAAAGGTTGAGATGAAAATCAAGCAAGAGGCGGTCGCTGATATCCAGGCTAAACCGCCTCGTGAGTTTCAGCAGTACAAGCCACCAAAAGGAGTTATCCCGGAGAGTATCGAGAAAGGTGTACTGGCTATGGACTCAACCCCATACGCAACGCTGAATGAAGCTTACACCGGATACACCTACGGCTACCCTGATAGCTTCCCAGGCTATCCATACCTGGCGACGCTGGCGCAGAAGCCGGAATACCGGAAAATGGTCGGGACCATCGCCGAAGAGATGACACGCAAATGGATCAAGCTCAAGACTGCAGGTGATGAGGATAAGTCAGAGCGCGTTAAGCAACTTTACGACGCACTCGACCGGTTCAAGGTTCGTGACCGGTTCCGCGAGGCTGCGGAGCATGACGGCTATTTCGGCGGCGGCCAGATTTACATCGATGTGCAGTCAACGCGCGGAGTATCTGCCTGGACTGATGATGTTGAGCTGCAATCCAAGTTGTTCCTGTCTGACAAGAAGATCAAGCAAGGCAGCCTGAAGGGCTTCACTGTGATTGAGCCTGTCTGGACCTATCCCGGCGTGTACAACACAGCAAACCCGATGAACCCTGACTTTTACAAGCCGACAGAATGGTTTGTGATGGCTAAGACGGTGAACTCAAGCCGTATGCTGGACTTTGTTTCTCGCGAGGTTCCTGACCTTCTAAAGGCCGCCTATAACTTCCGTGGTCTGAGCCTGACACAGATAGCAGAGCCGTATGTGAATAACTGGCTGCGCACCCGCGACAGTGTCAGCGACATGATTCACTCGTTCAGCATTCCGGTCATCGGAACGAACATGAGCACTATCCTGCAAGGGGGAGGTGCTGAGTCACTTCTTGCCCGATTACAGATGTTCAATCAGTGCCGTGATAACCGAGGGGCGTTTGCGAAGGATAACGACGCAACACAGCCTGAGACGGTGGAATTCGTCAATGCACCTCTCGGCACTCTGGACGCTCTACAGGCCCAGGCACAAGAGCAGATGGCGGCAGTATCAAGCATCCCTCTGGTTAAGTTGCTGGGCATATCACCTGCCGGGCTTAACGCTTCGTCAGATGGCGAAATACGCGTCTTCTATGACTACATCCACGCTCTGCAGCAATCGATGTTCAAGGACAACCTGAAACGCGTTCTGGACATCATTCAGCTTTCAGAGTTCGGCGACATCGACCCGGAAATCTACTTTGAGTTTGAGCCTCTCTACGAGATGAGCACGAAGGAGAAAGCAGAGATTCGGAAAATTGATGCAGACACTGACGCGGTTTATGTGGCTGTTGGCGCGCTGTCAAATAACGAGGTGCGCGAGAAGATTGCCGAAGACCCTGAATCACCTTATCACTCACTGGACCTAAGCGATGACATCGACCTCGAAGAAGAAGATGGCGAAGACATCGACCCAGAAGACGATACCGCCAGTCAGACCTAACGCAGGTGTGGAGGCGTGGTATCGACGCCAGCTCGATAAGCAGGTCCGAGAGATGCAGAAGTCTGTTGTGTACTGGCTCACCGCTAACTACAAAGCGAGCGGTGCGGCGGTGGCAATGGACGCATCTCCGGCTGTATTTATGCGTGACGCGATGAAAAAGCTGGCTAAGCGCTGGACTAAATCATTCGACAACATTGCTCAGAAACTTGCCGATCGGTTCGCTGGCGACGCCATGAAGAACTCTGACGTGTCGCTGCATAACGCGCTGGAGACTGCTGGCTTCACGGTTGAGTTCAAAATGACCGCGCCAATGAATAACGCGCTTCAGGCGACCATTGCTGAAAACGTCGGGCTGATACGCTCCATCCCGGAGAAGTATTTCACCGAGGTAGAAGGTCTGGTCATGCGCTCAGTGGCTCGGGGGCGTGACCTGTCATACCTCACCGATGAATTGCAAAAGCGTTACGGTATCACCCGCCGACGGGCGGCGCTGATTGCTCGCGATCAGAACAACAAGGCAACCTCCGTGATGCAGGCGGCTCGGCAGAAGTCACTCGGCATCACGCAGGGCATCTGGAGGCACTCTCACGCTGGTAAAGAACCTCGTCCATCGCACGTTAAGGCCGATGGAAAGGTGTTTGAACTCAGCAAGGGGATGTACCTGGATGGAAAATGGGTGATGCCGGGAGAGGAAATCAACTGTCGTTGCACCTGGTCACCAGTCATACCCGGTCTTAGCTAGACGGAATAAACAATGAAAACAACTGAACGGTTGGCATTTGACCGCGCATCCGTGCGCACATTTGATGGCAACGGCAGGCTTCAGGTAAAGGTAAGCAATATCAGCAAGGCGAATGTCTGTCCCTACTTCGGGCGAGAGATTCCAGGCGCTGATGAGTTAGGCCTGGACCCCGAGAAGATTTACCAACTCTGGCGACATCCTGACGAACTGAAGAAAGCCGTAGCGACATTCAACAACATCCCACTCCTTTCAATCCACACCCCTGACTTCCCCGGTGACCCACCTCGCGAATATCGCGTAGGGGTTACTCACTCGAACGCTGACTTTGACGGAACGTATCTCACTAACGGCCTGTCCGTGTGGGACAACTCCGCTATCGCCGGTATCGAGACGGAAGAACAGGAAGAATTGTCTTCGTCGTACCAATACGTCGCTGACATGACCCCCGGCACGACACCAAATGGTGAAGTCTATGACGGCATCATGCGGGAAATTATCGGGAACCACGTAGCGTTGGTCGAAACTGGCCGCGCAGGAAGCGACGTATTGGTCGCAGATTCTTTACCACCGGAGTTAAAGCACATGAGCAAACGCAAAGCTGCGGCTATTCGCGCCACGCTGAAGCCATTACTGGCAGCAGACGCGGATCTGGAAGCAGAAGTACGCAAAGCACTTCTGGCTCTCGATGAAGCCGACAAAGAAGACGAGAAAGACAAAAAGACGGCTGATGACGAGGACGACGAAGAAGACGATAAGAAAAAGAAAACCGCTGACGATGAAGATGAAGATGACGAAGACGACAGCGACGACAAAAAGAAAAAGACCGCCGATGACGAAGACGATGAAGACGATGACAAGAAAGACGACAAAGTCTCCAAAACGGCTATGGACTCCGCGATCCGCTTAGCAGCTGACAGTGCAACAAAAAAGGCCGCTCAGAACTTCCGCGAAATCCGCGAGGCTGAACTGGCTGTTCGCCCTCTGATTGGCGATGTGGTGGCGATGGATTCTGCGGCTGATGTCTACCGTACCGCCCTTGAACAGTCCGGCGTCGACATCAAAGGCGTCCACCATTCCGCGTTCCCGTCACTGGTGAAAATGGCGATCAGCCAGAAAGAAAGCTCACGTCCTGCCGCTTTGGCTCAGGATTCCGCATCAATTAGCGAGTTCGAGAGCGCATTCCCGACCGCTGGCAAACTGAAACGAGGTTTCTAACATGGCAGGTTTTCAGAAGGTAATTAATCAGTATCCAGCCCCGGGTGTCGAAGGTGGCTTTGCGAGCACCAACCAACACGCAACATACCTCGCTGGCGAAGCGGCTCTGGTAGCTGGCGCCGATGGTCTGACCGTCGGGCGTTTCGCATGGGATGTAAACGGCAAAGCCACTAATGCAGGTACCGGCGCACCATCAGGCTTTGTACTTCGTGATGGGCAAGCTTCAATCACCGCATGGTTGGGTGAAGCGTCCATGCTGATTCAGCCGGGCCGCGAAGTCACCCTGGTGACAGCTGGTGATTTCTGGGCTCGGACTTCTACCGCAGCAACACGCGGCCAGAAAATCTTCGCGTCACTGACAACTGGGCAGGTACAAACCGGTGCAGCTGGCGCAACCATCTCTGGTTACGTCGAGACCGTATTCTCTGCTGGTAGCGCTTGCGACGCTAACGAGCTTGTCAAAATCAGCACCTGGAGCAAGTAATGAGCGAATTTCAGAAGCACTACTCAGCCGCAAGCGGCAAATACGGCATCATCCTGCCGGGCGCACGTGAATACCTGAAGCCTGACTTCGCCCAGAACTACCAACTGGCGATGGATGCGCAACCAACAATGGTTACCGCAAACAACGCAGGTATCCCGGCATACTTCACCAACTACGTTGACCCTGAGCTGATCCGCGTACTGGTAACCCCGATGAAGGCAGCTGAAATCATCGGTGAAACCAAAAAAGGCGACTGGACCACACTGAGCTCTCAGTTCCCGATCGTCGAATCAACCGGTGAGACCAGTTCTTACGGTGACTTCAACAACAACGGCATGACCTCCGCAAACGTGAACTGGGTTGCGCGTCAGTCCTACCACTACCAGACCCACACCCGCTGGGGTGAGCGTGAGCTGGATATGTACGGCGCAGCGCGTATCGGTTACGCCGCAGAGCTGAACGTAGCGTCTGCTCTGGTGCTGAACAAGTTCCAGAACAAATCCTACTTCTTCGGCATTGCTGGCCTGGCTAACTACGGCCTGCTGAACGATCCGTCTCTGTCTGCACCGGTTACACCTGGTGCAACTGGTACCGGTGGCGCAATCACCTGGGCAAGCAAAGACGGTCAGGCTGTCTACGACGATATCGCTGGCAAGCTTTACGCGCAGCTGGTTTCTCAGACCAAAGGCCTGATCGAACGTACCGACTCCATGACGCTGGCTATGTCGCCAACTGCAGAAGTCAATCTGACCAAGACCAACATGTACAACGTGAACGTGTCGGACCTGCTGAAGAAAAACTTCCCTAACCTGCGCGTAGAAACAGCGGTGGAATACTCCAATGACGCAGGCGAGATGGTTCAGCTGATCGCCGACCGTCTGGGTGAGCAGGACACCGCTTACGCAGCGTTCACTGAGAAGATGCGCGCCCACGCTGTTGTGGTCGAAGAGTCTTCATGGAAACAGAAAAAATCAGGCGGTACCTGGGGTGCGATTATTCGCCAGCCACTGGGCATTGCTTCAATGCTGGGAGTGTAATTGATGTCCGAGAAAATCGTAGTGGGATGCAAACTCCCGAATGGCCTGGTTGTTGAAGTCGGTGGCTATTCAGTCACCCTGAACGGCTCAAATTCAGCCATCGTCGTTGGCGGTTACGGCCTGACGGAAGGTGTCGATAAAGATGCCTTCGATAAGTGGCTGGAGGTACATAAGGACCAGCCATACGTGAAAAACGAACTGGTGTTTGCACAGGCCAAAGCAGCGAGCGCACAGGCCAAAGCAGCCGAGAACGAAGAGGTTAAATCTGGCCTCGAAGGCTTGCCGCAGGATAAGCCGGCACCGGGCATCGAGAAAGACAAAGAGGCCATGAAGGCTAAGGGGTAATCATGGCGATCGTTGTCTTTGACATTAACGCATTTCGTGAGCGTTACCCGGAGTTTGACACCGTAAGTGACTCGCTGCTGAATGCGTATTTTGTCGAGGCAACGGTCTACCTGAATAACACCGATTGCAGCCCGGTTGTTGATCCGACGATTCGAGCCGTCTACTTGAACATGCTGGTAGCTCACCTTGCCGCGCTAAATTCTGGCGTGGGAGGTCAGGCACCATCTGGTCTGGTTGGTCGTATTGCCAGCGCGTCAGAGGGTTCTGTTTCGGTATCCACAGGTGATGTGCCTACAAGCTCATCTTCATGGTGGTATCTGCAGACTCCTTATGGCGCAGCATACTGGCAGGCTACAGCGGCCTATCGAACCATTCAGTATGTTCCTGGCGCGTCTCCTTCGCTTTACCCGTCGCACTATTACAGCAGACCAGTTACCCGGAGATAGTTATGGCTACGCTCAGTGGTGGTGATGAACTGCAAAAACGACTGGCGGAGATTGCCACCAATCTTGGTGACGGGAAGACATTGAGAGTTGGCTTTCTTGAGGGGGCAACATACCCAGACGGGAAGTCAGTTCCCATGATTGCGGCAGCCAACGAGTTCGGCGACCCGGCAATGAACAGGCCTCCGAGACCGTTTTTCAGGAACATGATCGCCGACAAATCCCCAGAATGGCCTGAAGACCTGGTGAAGATTGCAGAAACCACAGGCTACGAAGTTGAAACAATGCTCGGGATGATGGGGGAGCACATCAAGGGTCAATTACAGGGTTCCATCAGAGACTTGATGGAGCCAGCCCTTTCGCCAGTGACAATTGCCAAAAAAGGATTCTCGAAGCCGCTCATTGAAACCTCACACATGCTAAACAGCGTCGATTACGACATTAAGGATGGCGTATGAACCTGAGAGGCATAGCTAACAGAGCGACTAGCACAATCAATCCGAACGTGTCGGGAGTGTTCCAGGTTAACACCGGATTCACCACGCTACCCGGCGGGAAGAGAGTGCCTTCGTACAACAGTGTCGATGTGACCGTGCAGCTTCAGGAGTTGTCATCAACAGACCTGCGGCAAGTGGACTCAGTCAATATTCAGGGAATCCTGCGCAGCGCCTATCTGAACGGCAATTTTAACGGTGTGAATCGGCCTGAACAAAAAGGTGGAGACATCCTGATGATTGGCGAAGAAAAATGGCTGGTCGTTAAGGTTCCAGAGCTCTGGCCGGACTGGTGCCGGGTAATCATCAACCTTCAGAGGTCAACATAATGGCAACTCTCGATATCAAAGAGATTGACCTGCTTGTTCCGCTGCAGGCGTTCCTGATGCAAATCACCGGGCTGACTATTGACGACGTGCTGGATGGGCAGCAGAACCTCACTCCAATGCCGCTTGGCGACTTCATCGTGATGACTCCAATGAAACAGATTGGCCTGTCTACAAACCGCGTGAAGTATGTTGATAACGGCGTGTATGGCGACGGATTGCAGCAGAACCAGCGCAGTACGCAATGGCCTTGCCAGATTGACTGTTACGGCGATAGCGCTGCTGACAACGCATCAGTGATTGGCACACTAATCCGGTCAGATTTCGCTTGCGAATGGTTCCGACAGAATGGCAGCACACTATCCCCTCTTTACTGCTCAGACCCTCATCAAACCACGATGATTAACGGCGAGCAACAATACGAAAGCCGCTGGACGCTGGACTTCATCGGGCAATACAACCCGACGGTATCCACGCGACAGGACTTTATGGACAGCATCACCGTCGGCGTAATTGCCGCAGATTTAAAATACCCACCGGAGAGTGCATAAATGGCAATCCCATTACGCAAAGATATCCAGATTAACCCTGGCGTTTTGCCTGCGGGCGGTTCAGCGCTTGATCTGAATGGCCTTATCCTTACCGACAGCGGTTATGCTCCGGTAGGTACAGTAATTTCGTTCACCACCAAAGAAGATGTTGCGGCCTACTTCGGGAGTGCATCTCCTGAGTTCAGCATGGCTGAGGTGTATTTCCAGGGCTATGACAATTCTACCAAAACTCCTGGCGCACTGTTGTTTGCCCGGTTCAACCCTGACCCGGCGGCAGCGTGGCTTCGCTCTGGCTCAATGGCAACTGTTACTCTCGACCAGATCAAGCTGCTGAGTGGCGTTCTGACCCTGTCAGTTGACGGCACATCGCACACTTCCGCCAGTATAGACCTGAGCACCGCAACCAGTTTTGCGCAGGCCGCAGACCTGATTGAAACAGGAATCGGGTCCAGCGTAACCGTTGAGTTCGATACCACGCAGAAGCGCTTCATCATCACCTCTGCAACAGCAGGTGATGCCAGCACTATCACATACGCCACCGGCACATTGTCGGCAGGCCTGAAGCTGACTGCTGCGACCGGCGCGTCACTGTCACAAGGTGCTGATGCTGCGGTAATTACTGAGGCAATGCAGGATGTTCTGGATGCGTCGCAGAACTGGGCAATCTTCACTACTTCTTTCACACCGAGTGAGGAGCAAGCTCTGGAGTTCTCAGCGTGGGGTAACGCTCAGAATTATCGCTTTGGCTACGTACCATTCACCCTGGAAGAGTCGGCTCTGATATCTGGTTCAACGGACACCCTGGCATATAAAATCATCACAACGTACGACTACTCGAACGTGATTCCGGTATACGGTGACCAAAGTCATGCGGCCAGCGTTCTCGGCTACGCTGCCTCACTCGACTTTGACCGTCAGGAAGGCCGCGTGCCGTTTAAATTCCGCTCGCTGGGCGGGCTGCTGCCGGAAGTCACTACGTCAGCGAACTACGATGCGCTGATCGCCAACGGGTACAACTTTTACGGCGCGTACACGGCTAACAACTATGACACGCGCTACTGGGCCGATGGCACTGTAACTGGCGACTTTAAATGGTTCGACTCCTTCTGCTTCCAGATTTGGCTAAACGCCAACCTGATGCAAGATGCTATCGAGCTGTTCCAGTCTAACCGCAGCATTCCGTACAACGCTCGTGGCAAGGCAATCATCGAGGCTTCATTTGCTGACACCCTGAATCAGGGCATCACGTTTGGCGGCATCCGTACAGGCGTTAACCTTTCCAGCTCTCAGATTTCCGAGATTCAGAATGCAGTCGGCGCTGATGTCTCCCCATCGCTGATCGCGAAAGGCTACTACCTGTATATCGCAGACGCTACACCTACCCAGCGTCAGGAGCGCACAAGCCCAAGTATGACCCTCTGGTACTGCGACGGCGGTTGTGTGCAGAAAATCACTCTCGCCAGCATTGAGGTGCAATAAATGTCGAACACTATTACAAGCGCTGATGCAATCTTTGCCCTCACCGTTACCAACCTGTTCCCCAGTGCGCAGACTCTTGAGGGCTACGCAGCTGACGCTATGTTTGCGCTGGGAGATACAGAGATGGCAGTTGGGGTTCGTGGTGCTGACGGTAAGCTTTCAGGAGGGTTCGTATTTGGTGAGTATCTCCAGACGATCACCATCATGCCAGACAGCCCATCGCGGGACATGTTCGAGACGTGGCAACTAACCTCGCTGACGTCAAAAGCCATCTTCCGCTGCAACGCGACAATCATCCTCCCGGCAATCAGCCGTAAATTCACGCTCACCAACGGCATCCTGCAGCGAGTTAAAGCCATCCCGGATGCGCAGCGCGTACTTCAGGCGATGACCTTCCAGATCAACTGGGAAACCGTAGTGGGCGAAGCGTACAACGCATAAGGGATCACATGGCACGTAAAGAAATTTACTACACCGTCGAAGACAAAGGCCGTGACCAGGGCAAGGTGTTCTTCATTCGCGAAATGGCTGCTTCACAGGCTGAATGGTGGGCTATCCGCGCGGGGCTGGCGATGGCTAAGAACGGCGTTAATCTTCCTGATAACTTTTCAGATATGGGCATGGCAGGCATGGCGAAAGTCGGCCTCGAAATGGTGGCTAAAATCCCTCCAGAGGATGCACGGCCTCTCCTGGACGAGCTGATGAAATGCATTCAGGCAGTTCCGGACCCAGCGAATCAGAGCGTTAAGCGCAACCTGATTGATGACGACACTGAGGAAGTCATGACGCGCCTGAAACTTCGCGGTGAAGTATTTAAGTTGCACGTCGATTTTTTAACCGCCGCCGCCAGCTAGACATTCCTCCAGTAATGGGCCAGCAGGTCGTTGGGCTTGCTGACTATACCAACGTGCCAAAAACCATAGCGACAGTATTGTCGTCTGGTAAGTGCTCTCTTACAGAGTTGAGCACCACACTTGGCGTTGAGGATATGTGGTGGTGGCTTGAAATAATCACAGTCGACAATTACAACCAGATGGTCATCAACAGGGCGGAGAGTGGCTGATGGCGACGATTATTGATTCACTGGTCGTTACCCTCGGCCTCGACCCATCCGGCTTTAAAAAAGGTCAGGATGAGGTTAAGAAGGGCCTGAACGATACCAGAAAGAACGCGGATCAGACCGCAAAAGATATGGAGGCTGCCGGTAAAAGGGCAGCCTCTTTCTTTGGGTCAATTCGCACTGAGTTACTGGCGCTTGTAGGTGTCACCCTGTCAGCGCAGGGCATTAAGACGTTCATCACATCCATGACATCGGATCTGATGCGTCTCGGTATTGAGTCCCGCGCACTGGACATCTCTGCCAAGTCTCTTGATGGGTGGGAAAGAGCGGCGGCCGCTGCAGGTTCCAGTGCTGAGAAAATGGCTGGCACTCTGGGTTCATTCCAGAAAGTGCTGACCCAAATCAGGACTGGTGGCGGGCAGGATGACCCGCTTTTCGGTGCACTTGCTGCTTTCGGTGGCGCTACCGGCGCGAACTTCGATTATCAGAATGATAACTCTGAAGCGATCATTCGAAAAATTGCCGCTAACTGGGGCAAATTAAGCAAAGATGCGCAGCGCAGATTCGGAGGCATGTTCGGGTTCGACAATGCTACCCAGCAAGGCCTGGCTAATGGCAGTCTGGTTCAGGATGCAGATCGGTTCGCCAAGATATCCAAAGCGACTGACGAAGCTACCAAGAAGGCACTAGAGTTCAACCGTCGCCTTGAGGAGATGAAGCAAAACTTCGCTGCTGCATCTCAGGTGCTGTACGAGGCCCTGATCCCTTATGTCGAAAAGCTAATTCCTCTCATAGAGAAATTCGGCAACTGGATTGCCAGTCACGGCCCTGAAATCGAAAAGTTCTTCTCTGATTCTGCAGATGAAATCAGCAAGGTTGTCGATGCAGTAGGCGGACTGGAGAACGCGTTAGAGATTCTGCTGGCCTTTGTGGTTGGCAAGTGGGCTCTTGGGATGGTTGGCGCGATAGCCCGCGTCGGTGGCTCTCTCGGTGGTCTTGCGGCAAACCTCGTTGGCATTGTTGCTAAAAACCCCTGGCTGCTGATGCTTGTCCCTGCGAACAACACCCCTAACACCACAGAGGAGCTTTCCTCTATCGGTGGAGTTGGCAGCAACGTCCCGAAAACTGACATGGAAAAGCTTCAGGCTGGATGGAGCTACGATGACAGCAAAGGCGGCTGGATTGCTCCCAAATCTGCCCCGCGTGGGATTAGGAATAACAACCCGGGAAACCTCAACTTTGCGAATCAGACAGGGGCCACGAAAGAGGGTGGACAGGGCGGACGGTTTGCTGTTTTCGAGTCGATGGAGCATGGAGTGGCGGCTCTATATAAGCAGCTGCAGATTTACTTCAAGAAAGGGGTAAACACCCTTTCCTCAATCGTCAAGACATACGCCCCAGCATCCGATGGGAACAACGTCGATGCGTACGTGTCAGCTCTCTCAAAGGCAACCGGCAAGGGGGCCAATGAGGCGATTGATGCCGGAGACACCACGACCATCGCTAAGCTAATGAAGGGGATCGTCGACCATGAGAACGGGAAAGGATACATCAGCTCGTCCGATATCATGGGAGGCATTCAGTTAGGTGCTGGCTCATCAGCCGCGCGTAACGCACCATCCCAATCTGGCAGCCAGACAACCATCAGCATTGGCAAAATCGACATGCAGACATCAGCGGGTAACGCCAATGCGCTTGGTGCCGACATCCAGAGAAATCTTCAGAGAAACCGGCTGGTGACACCGGCAATGACAGGGCAGGGTTAACATGGCCTTTTCACTGAACGAAACAACGCTACTCAGCGCGATAAACAGCGGCAATATCTTCTCGATCATCAACAGCACCCTCTCTCCAGGCTACGGAATTTATCTCAAGTCGGGATTGAGAGCGCTGTCTCCTTCATCATTTTTGGGAATTGAGTACGGTGCGGATGCTTCAGTTGTGTCCGCGCCTATCGAGAAGGGTTCGTACAGCTCATTCAATAAGGTAAAGCGGCCGCCGGTTATACGAGTTCTTTTCACGCTTGAAGGATGGACCGGGTTTAGTGGCAGCATTCCAAACCTGACCAACTTCACCCTGACCAGCCGATCGGACATGCTGGCGGCGCTGGATGCGATGGTTGCTGATGCGCAGGTATACGACATTGAGACGCCGGATACGACGTATGAGGATTATGACCTTGTTCGTTATAACTACCGGACATCAGATCGCGATGTGACCCTTCTCACCGTCGAGGCTATTTTCCAGTCTGTTCTGGAAGAGGCGGAGGTCACACTGACCAGTACTACCGCCAATAGCAACACAACGGCCAATGCCACGAGCAAGGCCGCCAGTGCAGTAACGGAAAAGGCGAACTCAACAGCGACAAACTCCACGCTTGAAGATGTTAAAGGCGCATTAACCGGTCTGAAAGAGTCGGTATCAAGCGCATCTACCACTGTAGCGACATCGGTAAGTAATGCGGTGAGCAGCGCGACATCAGGTGCTACTAGCGCCATTAATGGGGCGGCCACATCTGCAATAAACAACCTCGCTACGACGGTTGATGAGCTGGTTGCGGGGTTATCCTGATGCAGAACATATCCCTAAAGCCTTTAAAGGCGCAGGAAGTGAGCGTAAACCTCGCAGGGCAGTCAGTGACGCTACGTATCGTACAGCGGTCCACAGGTCTGTTTATGGACATTGGCGTGGATAATCTATGGATAGCGCAGGGCGTTCTCTGCCTGAACTGCAACAAGGTTGTCCGATACCCCTACCTGAAGTTCAGTGGTGAGCTTTTCTTTGCTGACACGAAAGGAAGCCTTGACCCGGTTTACGATGAGCTTGGAACGCGATTCAAGCTCTTCTACGCCACAGCCGAAGAGATGGCGACATGACGTACAAAAAGAGAACGCTTAAATTTGAGTTCACGTTAAAAGACGGCGCGTTTGATGAATCTGGCAACAATATCCTCACCATAGACAACATCAAAGCTGAAATTGAAATCGGGGCGTATGGCGGTATCACCGGTACCACGCTTGAGGCTCGAGTTTATGGCCTGAGCATCGATAACATGGCCCTGCTCAGTTATAAGGGCATCCAGTTGAATGGTGCCAAGCAGAACATGATGAAGGTGTGGGCCGATGATAGACCTGTTTTTTTCGGGTCGATAACGAACTGTTTCGCGGATCTGAACCAGATGCCGGATGCTCCGTTGATTATCAGTGCGTTTTCAACCGGCTTTGACCAGTCGATTGCCGCCGCGCCATTCTCAAAAGAGGGGGTGGCCAGCGTCAACGAAATCATCACCACGATCGCCGCAAGCATCGGATACACAGTGGTCAACAATGGTGTGCTGGCGAAGCTTGAGAATCCGTACTTTGAAGGAAACCCGATAACCCAGATTCAACAGTGCGCCCACGCTGCAGGTATCGAAATTGACTTCCGTCTTGGCGCTATTTATATCTGGCCGCAGGGAGGAAGCATTGACGACACCATCCCGCTTATTTCTCCGCAGCATGGGCTCATCGGGTATCCCGTGTTCAGCAACTACGGCATCAACTTCCAGTGTCAGTATAGCGATCTGATATTGAGGGGGCGCAAGGTTCAACTGGAAACGTCATTGCCAAATGGCAGTGGTGTTTACACGGTTCAGTCAGCAGTCCACCACCTGTCAACATGGACAGAGGGTGGGCCATGGGCATCCATCGTCTGGGCGTCTATTGGTCAGCTTACTGTGAGGCAATGATGAATCTATTCACTAACCGCCCGCAGGACACATCGTCAGAAGCAAACGCGCAGCAGTTCCTGATGCATCAGTTCCTAATGGGCAAAGCGTTCATCACTCTCGCTCTGGTGACTGGCGTCAATGACAGCGGGGAAGTGGTATCAGTTAAGCCAATGGTCGACGGCTTCACCGGCGGTGGAGATCGGATTCCTTCTGGTGTGATCAGCGGTGTTCCGGTGTGGAGACTACAGCGCGGTGCAAGTGCCGTAATCATGCCTCCGGTTGAAGGTGATATTGGCCTGATCGCAATCTGCGACCGGGACATCACTGCGGTGAAAGCAACAAAAGACGCCGCACTACCTGGCTCAAACAGAACGCACAGTTACTCTGATGCCATTTACCTCGGTGGGGTGCTGAATGCAGAGCCAAGCCAGTACGTTAAATTCGCCAACGATGGTATCGACATCGTTTCCCCTCTTGTCGTTCAGGTAAACGGGAATACGGTCCTCGTTAATGCGGGTGAGAAAATATCTCTCAATGCTCCAATTATTGAGGCGAACGGACAACTTACACAGGGCTCAGGAAGCTACGCCGGTAACGCAACGTTCGGCGGGACACTAACGGCAACCGGCGAAATAACAGGAAACGGAATCCGCCTCAGTACGCACAAGCATGGGGGAGTGCAGACAGGGTCCGGAAACACCGGAACACCAACAAACTAACCCGCTCCAGCGGGTTTTTTATTGCCCGGAGTTTACATGCTCACCAAAAGCTTCAATTTGAACGTCGAAAAGTGGGACATCTCACTGGACGACACCGGAAGCATTGCTATCACCTCTAATCCCTACGCAGTGGCTCAGGATGTAGCCTGCGCGTGCTCAACCTTCATGGGCGAGGCATGGTACGACACCACTCTCGGAATCCCGTATTACGAGCGCATCCTCGGTCACTGGCCAGGCACTCAGTTAATCAATACGAAGATGGCTACTGAAGCCAAAAAGCTCCCATACGTCCAGTCAGCGTTCTGCACAACCACCGTAGGCAAAGTTGACCGCCTCGCATCTGGCGTCATGACCATAACCGACACGAACAACATCCAGACCACAATCCAATTCTGAGGTAACAAATGGCTGAAGTAACAGTTAGCACAGCCGTCCCCTCCGTCACGTTTTCCGATACCGGCATTGCCGTTCCTGATGAGATAGACATTCTCAATGGGCGTTTAACTGACCTTGATACCGCCATGGGCGGCGGGATGAGTAAGAGTCTGACGACTCCGCAGGGACAGATTGCCATGAGCGATACGGCAATCATCGGAGACAAGAACGACAATCTGGCATGGCTGGTTAACCAGATTAACCCTGACTTTGCCGAAGGGCGAATGCAGGATGCGATCGGACAGATTTACTTCATTGACCGGATTGCGGCGATCGGGACAACGGTAACGGCCACGGCTACCGGTCTGGTGGGAACGGTAATTCCGGCTAACAGCATCGCGCAGGACTCAAGCGGCTATCTCTATTATTCGCTTGCTGATGCGGTTATCCCGGCGTCGGGCGCAGTTGATATCGTTTTCCAGAATCAGGCGGCAGGTCCGATCGCATGTCCTATTGGCGCACTTAACACCATCTATCGCGCCATATCTGGCTGGTCTGGCATCACCAATGCTACCGCCGGTGTGCTCGGTAACGAGGTGGAGAGCCGGGCAAACTTTGAGTATCGCCGCAAGCAGTCGGTCGCCGGTAACTCCAACAATCAACTTGGCGCAGTGTATGCAAACGTGCTCGCTGTTCACGGGGTGACCGATGCATACGTGACGCAGAACAACACCGGACTGACAGTGGAGAAGGGATTTACAGACTTTGAGCTTGAGCCTCACTCCCTGTACGTGAGCGTGTACGGAGGAGCATCGGCAGACATCGCAAAGGCGATCTGGCAGAAGCTCCCACCGGGCCCTTCAATGGTTGGCAACACGAGCTATACCGTCGTCGATGACGTTGATTACGTTCAACCCTACCCGGAATACGAAATCAAGTGGCAAACGCCTTCAGCGGTCAGCGTTTATTTCAAAGTTGAACTTGCCAATAACAACGCACTTCCTGGCGATATCGTAACCAGAGTTCGAACCGCCGTTCTCAGCGCATTCAATGGCGAGGACGGCGGAACTCGGGCAAGGATTGGCTCGACTATTTACGCTGGTCGTTACTATGCCGGTGTTCAGGCTATCGACAGCGATAACGTGGATATTTTCAGCATCACGATCAGCAGAGACGGAACTACATATCAAACCTCTGCATCATTTGGCATCGATGAGGTGCCTACGCTCGATGCAACCAACATCTCGGTAACACTGGCATGATAAACGTCGCGGATACCATCCTGACGCAATATGCCGACAGCCCGAAACTTAAATCCCTTATTTATTCGTTTAATCAGTCCGTAGGTATTGAAGGCTTTCTTGATGATTTCTATGACGTGATCTGGAACATAGAGACGGCAGATACTTACGGCCTCGACGTATGGGGGAAAATCGTGGTTGTCAGCAGACAGCTGACGGTGACAGAGAACAAGATTTACTTCGGCTTTAATGAGGCATCGTCCGACCCGGTTTTGGTCGACGACCCGCAGCCATTTAATCAGGCACCCTTCTATTCAGGCGATCTTTTAACTTCAACAGTAACGCTGTCAAATGATGTTTACCGAAAGCTAATCATGATGAAGGCAGCGGCGAACATTTCAGACTGTACTATCCCCAATCTCAACAAGCTACTGACATTTATGTTTGGCAACAGCGGGCGGTGCTATGTGAGGAATGATGGCGAGATGGTGATGAGCTACGTATTTGAGTTCCAGCTTTCGACGTCAGAACTGGCGATCGTGCAAAGCTCAGGAGCGCTTCCTGCCCCGATCGGGGTGACAGTAAATATCGTTCAGCAGGTATAACATGAACTCTTCTGATACCCCATCAAGAATCGTAAAAGCATTCGGCGTTAATGGGCTAAAAAATCCCATACCTGTTGATTCCAGCACAACGACTGATAACAACGGCGTAGCGACTTTTGATAAAGGCTTTCCCCCGATTACCATGCAGCCATTGAGCGCAGGTGGCATACCACCATCCGGTAAAGATATGAACGGCGTCCTGTACTCGACCACACTTCAGCAGCAATGGCAGAATGCCGGGATGACATACCCATTCAGTCAGGATTTCTCTGACGTTGTAAGCGGATATCCGAAGGGTGCAATTGTTCCAAGCTCTGTCTATACAGGGCAATGGCTCAACCTAAATGAGGCAAACGGCACCCCTCCGGAGTCACCAACCGGAGCAAATACGGGATGGGTGCCAATTAATAACTATGGTGTAACCCAGATCACGATGACATCCGGCAGCGTCGTAATGTCATCACTTCAGGCGGCAAAAGACAGAATTATTATCAGCGGCACGCTTACAGCGAACGTAAATCTGATTTTCCCAGCCTGGATTAAGTCATGGGTAGTTCATAACAATTGCACCGGTAATTTCACTATCACCTGCAAAACGGCTGCGGGGTCAGGGATTGTCGTCATACCGGGTCTTGTTTCTCGCCTGTTCTGCGATGGCGTGAATATCAGCGATGAAACATTTAACGCCAATAACGACATGACTGGAGCGGTACTTAGTTTCGCAATGAACAGCGCTCCGGAAGGGTGGCTTATCGCAGATGGAAGGGCGGTAAGCAGAGTAACTTACGCTCGTCTGTTTTCCAGAGTCGGCACGTTATATGGCATAGGGAATGGGTCAAGTACATTCAATCTTCCTGACATGCGAGCTGCATTTGTACGTGGCGCAGATAATGGGAAGGGATCGGATGCTGGTCGAGTATTCGGTAGTTATCAGGATGACTCCCTACAAAATATCACCGGCACCTTTGGACGAAATCAGCTTTTCGATACCTCTTCATACTCAGGCGCATTCACTACGGCCTCAACAAACATACTCACGAAAGGCCTGACGCTCTCCACAGATGGCGGAGGATACGGATCTATTATCTTTGGATTTGACGCTTCTCGCGTAGCAAGAACATCAACTGAGACGCGCCCGAAAAACTTCGCACTCCTTTACTGCATAAAATTCTGAGGTAATAAATGTCATTTTCAGATACGGCAAATGCGAGAAAATATGCCTCTATCGCAGAGGTAGCTGCTGCCCAGGCAAAACTGAGCGCGGATAAGCTTGAAAATGCACCAGATTATGCAGAGCAGGCCGCCGCGTCAGCCAGTGCAGCCGCTGCATCTGCCCAGGTGGCGGTATCGGCTGAAGGGGTTGTGAATAACCTGGCTATTTCAGCAAGTGAATCGGCAACTAGCGCAGCAGCCTCGGCTGCTGAAGCTGGCAATGCGGCCGCAGCAGAGATTGGAAGAACAGTTAGAGCGCCAGACGGGGAATTGCTGAGTAATCTTCCTGGGGCATCAGAACGTCAAAACAGCGTCATGGTATTCGGGAATGACGGTGATTCAGATGTAAAACCAATCACTGAATTTGCCACGTTGGATAGCAATGGGAAAATACCGGTTTCGGTAATCCCATCCATCGCACTAAACGAGCCTTTCGTCGTGAATAGCGAGGCTGAAATGTTAGCGCTGGACGCCCAGGTTGGTGATATTGCCAAAAGGACAGATCTAGGGTACTCGTTCTGCTTAGGTATCATGCCACCATCCACCCTGGCAAACTGGGTGCAACTGACTGATGACGTCCTCTCGCAGCTTGGACAATCATCAGGGGCAGGCATGGTTGGAGCACTGGATGACGGAGGAAGCCCCAGCACTGTCCAGGCTCTTTTAACCGAAAAAGCCAATAAATCTTCACTTTCATCCACAACAGGCGCAACGCTAATTGGTTACGGAAGCAAGACTGTAGACCAGGCACTTACTGACCTTAATGGGGTAAAAGACGACATTCTTGCAGATTTCGCCGCAAGCAATGGCATCACTTTGGTGGGCAGTTCTGTTTATGTGGCAAACAGTTTTGCCTCTGCAAAATCTTCAAACCCCGGCAACAGCACCTGCATTGTCACGAAGGGACATACCAACACTGGCATTGGCTCGGCAAAGTATATTAAAGACGGAACCACCGGCACCGCTTCAACTGGTGACGAAATCAAATTCTTTGATGCATCAGGTAATGGATGGTCAATGGATCTTTCTGATGCAGTAGGTATTCCAATTACACGCTTTGGCCTGATTCCAGGCGTAGACACTCCGACGCAAGCCACTGCAAACGCCGTAGCAATGAAGAGAGGTGGGGAGAGGACTTTTGATGTTGGGCTTCGGGTGATTCTTCCTCCCACGAAATCATATATTGATGATGTGACGTTCAGCAAGCCGGTTGGGATCATGGCATTCACTGCTGGCCTGGGGGCAAACCAAACAGGAGTTGGTGGTGGGTATGACGGGATATCAGAGTGGGTCCATCGCGGGACTGGCTGGGGTATCTACTATGAGCCGTGGTTAAGAACAAACGGCAGCTTTAACCCTGACGGAATATTCCTGAAAGGATTTGGCTTTAGGGGAAATGCTTCAGGGGGTTGCCTTGGAGGTATAAAGATCAATGATGACTCAGTAATTGGCGATGAAAGCAGAGCCAAGCGAGATGTTGTTATTGAAGATGTAACGATCACCGGGTGCTGGAAAGGTTATGGGCTGAGGTTAATTTGGTGCTTCATCAACAACTTCTCCAACCTGAAGATATGGGATTGTGCTGTTGCTTACCTCGCGGTTAGGGCGAATCAAACAAACCACTTCGGCTTCGAGACAGAAGGTTGTCTGCAGGGAGTGACTGCGATAAACACTGCAGGGTTTAATTTCTATGGCCCTATGATTGAATACATTAATAACTCCCGGACATATTACACGATGCCTGCCGACTACCCGGTGGATAGTGTTTGGTCATCTAGCTTGTCAAACTACGTGGGAATTGGCCTAAGAAACAGAGGAAGCAAGGTTTCTGTTTACGGTGGCTACTCTGAAGGGGTTCCAGTTGTTTTCCAGACTGAGATCGATAGTGAGTCTCTTGTCAGCGGGGTAAGATTCCAGGCGCTTAGTGATTCTACAAATCACATATGTCGTATTCATGGCGGGCGCTCGGTTGTGTTCACTGATAACTTAATTGAAGGGAGTGTTATTGGCACAACTCCGTTCTACCATACCCCGTCGATGCCGTATGCGGTTAGTCACAGGGTCATCACTAACACCTATAATGGGACTGCAAGACCTGTTGTAAACCCATTCCTAGGGTTCTTTGGTGAGTTTGATGTTTTCCGCACAAACAATTCTGACGCAGGAATGATTAGGCAGACTCAAGGCATTTCCGCAACGCGTAGTAATTTAGGAGGGATAGCTGACACTGCAGGATATCCAGTTCAAACTGGTGGGGATGTTCTATCATCAAGGCAAGTAAATATATCAGCGACGGGATCGGCGTTTACATGCACGATAGGCACCACTGTTCTCAATGCCGGTCTGGTTAACATAAATGTTCCTGCTGGATGCTCGCTCACGGTAGCGCTGGCTGATTCTACTAAATGGGATAACGGAAGCGTACTAACCGTATGCATTGTCTCCTCTGGTACATCTGGTAGTCCTATTGCTGTTGCATTCAGTTCATCCTTCAAATTGGCTACCGGAAATGATGATATATCAGCCGCCACTGGTAAAAGAGCCTTGTTTGAATTCAAGATGATAGGTGGGGTCTTCTTCCAGCAAGGCGTTGCAAAATCAGTGTAGCAAGGTTGACCTGGCTAGCGTGGTGACGATAATGATGGCTTTACGTCACCACGCTAAGAGCTATGAACCAAAAAATAAACTACAGACCTGAACTAGATGGATTGAGAACCATAGCTGTGATGGCCGTGCTTTTTTATCACGCAAAAATATCACTAATGGGAAGGGAGTTACTGCCTGGTGGATTCCTTGGTGTGGATATATTTTTCGTCCTTTCAGGATTTCTTATCTCTTCAATAATTATTAAATCATCGAATTCTGGTGGTTTTTCCTATGTTGATTTCTACATAAAGAGGGCCAAGAGAATTTTCCCCGCGCTTCTCGCGGTGCTTATCGCCACATCATTTGTAGCGTATAGAATGCTTCTTCCGGATAGCTTTGTTGCATTCTCAAAATCTCTGGCTGCTGCCGCATTTTTTGTGTCTAATATTTTCTTTTATGGGGAGGACTCATACGTTTCAGAAGCAAGCGATATGAAGCCTCTACTTCACACGTGGAGTCTTTCTGTAGAATGGCAGTTTTATTTATTGTTCCCTGTGATTATGCTTATGATTTTAAGGTGTGCAAAAAATAAAAGCATATACGCAGTGTCCATCCTATGGGTCGCCTCCTTTGCTCTCTCTGTGTATCAAGCTAAGTTTAGCGAAAATGCGGCGTTCTACCTCCTTCCTTCAAGGGTGTGGGAGTTATTGTCTGGGTGCTTAGTTGCATTAATCGGAAGAAAAAATAATAGATTTGCAGCATGGATTGGCGGGGCTATGGTGGTGTGTTCATTGCTGTTTATGAATGACAAGATGCAGCATCCTTCATTCCCGGCATTACTCCCAGTTCTTGGTTCAAGTCTTATCATGCTGTATTCAAGTTCAACCATTGGGATTGGAAGGTTTCTGTCAATTAAGCCCATTGTATTCATAGGGGCGATCTCATACTCATTATATCTTTGGCATCAGCCAATATTTGTCTTCTATAGAATAGGGTATGGAGGAATAGACAATCTCGTTGGTATTGCACTTATAGTGGCATCCATTGCAATGGCGGTTGTATCATATTATGTAATTGAAAAACCGTTTAGAACACAAAGATACAACTCGTTTAAGAAGCTTGGATTTACAGGATCATTTCTTTTCTTGTTGCCATTCTCATATTACGTGAATGCAACAAATGGAGATGTGGGTAGGCTCTCCCCTCAGGCGCAAGATATATATAAGAACTATGCAGATCCTGAGTTTCGTAGACTGACTGGGCAGCCTGGTGCAAACCTAAGGAGTGGTGCGATAAGCGCATCTTGCTATCTTAGAGATCCGTATCAAGCGTGTGCGTCTGGCGATGCCTCGTGGATTACTATCGGAGATAGTTACGCTGGAACCTTAGATTATTATTTAAGCGAAAAACTTAATGAAAATGGTCATGGATTGCTGTCTTTAACTTACGAGCAGTGCCCATTCGTTAACGATATCTGGTTCGGAAATGTTCCTGAGTGCGTTGAAGTAAACAAACGCAGATGGGACATTATAAATAACTTAAAAGGCAAGAAGACAATTGTTCTTGCTGCTAACTACTTCTTCTTTGTAAATGGTAAAAAGGCGACTCCAGATCCAATCGGTGACGGAAGAAAGAATGTCACTTACGGGGAGAAGGTTGATGAAGATATCGTCTGGAAGTCATTTGCTGATAATGTTAAGAGACTTGTTGGTATGGGGCATCACGTCATCGTTGTTTACCCGATACCTTCTGTTAGCGAGGATGTTAAGACTGAGTATTTCTCATTAATAACCAATCCAAACTCTAAGTTTGATGGTGTTATTTATGAAAAAAGTAAAACAGGGAAGATGGTGGCAGATGTGTTTAGTGCAAAACTTGATTCTCTTCTCCCGAAATCAGATGGTCTGACAATTATTAAGCCGACAGATAAGATCTGCGATGATAGAGGATGCCAGATAATAAATAAAATGGGCGGCCTTTATCACGGAGGGAACCACCTATCAAATGCTGGCGTCAGACTTCTTTTCAGCAATACTCAATTTTAGGTTAGAGCCCGCCACGGCGGGCCTAAGGTAAAATCTTTGGTTTTACAATGCACCCACATCCAACTAACTGCCCTGCATGTATTCTTTTGAAGAATCCAATCCTGATACCTTTCTTTAATGAAATAGACTTACCATTCAGCTGTGAGTGGCTAGGGTGCTTACACAAATAATTCTCATAAACCCATATGCCATGAGTTATGCCCAAACCCAACTGCCTTGCCCTCTCAAACTTCTGCCTAACAAGACCCCAAAGGACCCTAGATAAGGCTCCAGACATGGGCATGCTCAGCCCGGTAATTTCTGCGATTTTGGCTCGAGCTGAGTGTAGATCTGCTCCGAATTTAACCACCTCGCTGTAAACCCCTTTCTCTTCTTTCACATCCAGCGCGCACTTTCTTATTATTAATAAATCTGTGTCAACGGTTTTTCCTGAAAGCATTTGGCGGATTATTAAGTCTTCTTCCTTGCTGAGGCTAGACATCATTTACCCTTATTCTTAGGAACCAAATCGTAGCTTCTGGAAATCTCTTCTGCGAAAGCCTTTGTCGCTATGCGAATCACGCGGTCAACGCTCTGTTCTGATAGGATTTGCCCCTGCTCACCGGACAGCCAAGCCTCAAGAGCAGCAATTATCTCCGAGTTCATTGATCTCCCATTGCTCTTAGCTCGATCAGCAATCGCATCTCGCATGCCATCCGGGAAACGAACCACAAACTTCTCGAAATCTTTAACCTGTTTTTCAGCCATAACACCACCTCAAAAAAAAGTGATGATGGCATATTGCTATTTATATTCAATGATGGCATTCTGCTTTCAAGGCATAATGCCATCATCAATGGGAGGGATTGTGGAAAAAAATGAAGCAAAGACAACTCTGCGTTACCCGCAGAAATTGAAAGAAGAGTTTAAGCGCATTGCAGAAGAGGAGGGGCTTTCAGAGAACGCAGCATTGGTTCAGGCGCTTGTATGGGCTTTGAAATTCCGAGGTCAGATGCATGTGCAATAAAAACAGCGAAGCCCAGAAGTGCTCGAACACTCTGGGCCTCTTATCGAACAAATCCAAGCAAGGAAATATCGACATGAAAAGTATAGCGAAAGTAGAAAGTAATTTCACCTCATTCAAATTCGATGATCGCGATGTGCGTGTAGTGACGAAGGACGGAGAGCCTTGGTTCTTGGCTGCCGACCTATGCGATGTTTTGCATTTAGATACCACATCAATTCGCAAACTGGATGACGATGAAAAGGGTCTGCATTCAATACAGACCCTTGGTGGAGCACAGCAGATGGCGGTTGTTTCCGAGTCTGGCATGTGGACTTTAGTTCTTCGTTGTCGTGACGCAGTGAAGCCTGGAACGATCCCTTACCGTGTGCGTAAGTGGGTTACCGGCGAAGTTCTTCCTTCCATTCGTAAAAATGGCGAATACAAAGACAACAAATCAGCAAGTGTTTCTCTGAAAGAGAAAGAATGCCGCTACCGCGTCAGAGTCATCATCTATGACGATCTGATGGGCGGCGGCGCTGAGATGCTCGGTAAAGGAGAAACGATACGTGATATCGCATGGGGTATCGCAAGCGACCTTGGATATCGCCCTAATGCGTTTACTCACGTTCCGATGAATAAAGAAAAGATCAGGAGAATTCACTGACAGGCGCACAGGATGGCGCAAAAAGAAAAACCGCCAGGTAGGACTGGCGGCTTACATCAACTACCGACAAGGTATAAATTAATGCTTACAGGTAATTTAGCAGTTAAGACAGCCCCTGTCACTATGTCCAGCCTTGAGATATCTGAGCTTGTTAAGTCAAGGCATACGGATGTTCGTCGTTCAATCGAGCGACTGATGCAAAAGGGAATTATTACTAGTGCGCCAATGGCGTTTCTTGCAAATATCAATGGGTTAGGAAAGGTCGTGAAGGTTAAGGCCTATCTTCTTGGTAAGCGTGATAGCTATGTTGTTGTTGCTCAGCTGTCACCTGAGTTTACAGGTGCCTTAGTAGATCGCTGGCAGGAGCTTGAGTCGCAAGTGTCGATGCCATCTCTGCCAAAAAATTACAAGGAAGCTTTGCTTGCTCTGGTCGTTGCGGAAGAGGAAAAAGAAAGGATTTCCATTGAACGTGATGAGGCAATCGAAACCAAAGCGTGGATCGGTGAGAAACGTGAAGCCACTGCTATGGCAACTGCATCGGTTGCTGTTCGTGAAAAGAACAAGCTCGCTGAGCGTATTGGTGAAGGAAAGAAATACGCTGCAATCATTCCTGTAGAGAAAAAAATGGACAGGGAATATAAGTGGCAGCCGTTGCGTAAGTGGTGCCGTGAAAATTGTGTTGAGCCGCACGATGTCGAAGATAAGCGCTTCGGTACGGTTAAGGCATGGCCGCGAGCGGCATGGATGGCCGTTTATGGCGTGGACCTGAAGAAGCTTTTCTAAGACCATAAAATATTTTGCTGCTAGCTACAACCACATAGCTCTCTCCGGAGGGCTTTCTCGTATCTAGCACTTGATCAAAACCAACTGATGAAATACTGTTTATACATACAGTATTTACCAGAGGTACCCATCATGGCATTCCCATCCCCGGCAACAGACTACACAGAGCAGCGCGTAAGCCTGGACGCTAAGTGCATCACAAGCCCAAGCTCAACATATCTTGTCCGGTCAGGCGACACGCACTGGCGAGCTGGCATCATGAGTGGTGCATATCTCGTCGTAGACAGCGGCCAGAAGCCCTGCGATGGCTCTATCGTGATAGCGACAGTGCAAGCCGAGTTTCGCGTTCTGCGCTACAAGACGTTACCCAAAGAGCATTTAGAAGACATAGACAATCCAGATCTAAAATTCGTGATGGATAGCAATTTTGAAGATGATGGGGTATTCGGAGTCGTGACGTGGATTTTGAACGATGCGCGGTCAGGTGAGTTCGATGATGTGCCGGTGATGTGAAGACAAAAAATTAGCGCAAGATGACGGATGCCGCCTTGCGCTAATGCTCTGCTTGAGGTCACTAATGATGTGTAAGTAACTGATTGTTAGTGACTGGATATGTAGTGTTTAAACGTGTTTTGTAGTGTGTTTGTTGGACAAATTGTTATTCAACGATATGAAAAATAAGCCATTTAACACTTCCATGACAGCTTTTTTATACTAAGTTGAGCGAAACGGGAAGCCGATTTGCACAATCGGCCTCATAAAAGATGGGATTAGCTGAACAGAGCGGTAATTGAGGCGCTGCCTAACGAGTGAAAATGGACGTTAAAGCCGACCAATGCGCCGGAAGCATTTTCATCCACCTCCAGCTTTTCGACGTCCAGCGCGTGGACGGTGAAAATATAGCGGTGGGTTTCCCCTTTCGGCGGCGCAGCTCCGCCGTAGCCTGCTTTGCCAAAATCCGTGCGGGTTTGTACGGCGGGTTCCGGCAGCGCGGCTAAATCAGAGCCTGCTCCCTGCGGCAAGACGCGCGTGTTTGCGGGGAGGTTAGCCACCACCCAGTGCCACCAGCCTGAGCCCGTTGGCGCGTCCGGATCGTAACAGGTGACGACGAAGCTTTTCGTGCCCGGAGGCACGTCGTCCCATGCCAGGTGTGGCGAAATGTTGTCCCCCGAGTAGCCCATGCCGTTGAATACGTGGCGGGCGGGCAGCTTTTCACCTTCTTTAATATCCTGACTAATCAGTTTCATACCGGTTCCTTGCGACTAGAGATCGAGTAGTTTTAGCAGCTCTTCGGCGGCAATAGTAGACGAGGCTGGATTTTGGCCGGTAACCAGATGCCCGTCGACCACCGCATACTCGCCCCAGTCGTCGGTGCGTTCGAACAGGCCGCCCGCCTTTTTCAGCTCATCTTCCACCAGGAAAGGCACGATGGCGGTTAGCCCAACGCCGTCCTCTTCGCTATTGGTAAAGCCGGTGACGCGTTTGCCTTTCACCAGCGCAGCCCCGTCAGGGGTTTTTACCCGTCGCAGTACCCCCGGCGCGTGACAAACTGCGCCCACAGGTTTGCCTGCCGCCCAGAATTGTTCGATAAGCCTGATTGAATGCGGGTCTTCGGCCAGATCCCACAGAGGGCCGTGGCCGCCGGGGTAGAAAACGGCATCAAAATCTTCGGCAGGTAAAGTTGAAAGCTGAAGGGTATTAGCCAGTAATTTTTGTGCCGCCGCATCGCTGCGGAAGCGGCGCGTGTCGTCAGTCTGGGCGTCCGGCTCGTCGCTTTTTGGGTCCAGCGGAGGCTGGCCGCCTTTGGGGGAAGCGAGAGTCACCTCAAGCCCGGCGTCGTGAAAAACGTAGTAAGGCGCGGCAAACTCCTCCAGCCAAAAGCCGGTGGGTTTGCCGGTATTGCCCAGCTTATTGTGGGATGTCAGTACCATGAGAATTTTCATCAGGATCTCCCGGAATGCGTGAAAAGATCCTCGAAGTGTAGTTCATCCTCACCCGGTGCGGAGGCGATCAGCCTTTGAAAAACGCGGGATTATCAACCGCGCCTGCCACGGCAGCGATGAGTTTATCCAGCTGTTGCGGGCTGATGATATAAGGCGGCATCAGATAAATCAGGTGGCCAAACGGGCGGATCCACACGCCCTGTTTGACGAAGTAGGCCTGAAGCGCGGCCATCTCTACCGGGGTGCGGGTTTCCACTACGCCAATCGCCCCCAGCACGCGAATATCCGCGACCTGCGGGCTTGCGCGCAACGGCTCCAGGCCTTCAAGCAGCTGTTTTTCAATCGCCGCGACCTGCGTCTGCCAGCCGCCTTCCAGCAGCAGTTCAAGGCTTTCGCCTGCCACCGCGCAGGCCAGAGGATTGCCCATAAACGTTGGGCCGTGCATGAAGCATCCGGCCTCGCCGTCGCTGATTGTTTCAGCCACATGGCGGGTAGCCAGCGTGGCGGACAGCGTCATAGTGCCGCCGGTTAGCGCTTTGCCCAGGCACATAATATCCGGGGCAATTTCGGCATGTTCACAGGCAAACATTTTGCCGGTGCGCCCAAAGCCGGTGGCAATTTCATCGGCAATCAGCAGGATGCCTTCACGATCGCACATGCGGCGAATACGCTTCAGCCATTGCGGATGATAGAAGCGCATGCCGCCCGCACCCTGCACGACGGGTTCAAGAATAACGGCGGCAATTTCATGCCGGTGAGCCGCCATCAGCCGCGCAAACGGCACGATATCCATTTCGTCCCATTCATCGGTAAAACCGCACTGCGGCGCAGGTGCAAAAAGGTGCTCCGGCAGATAACCTTGCCACAGGCTGTGCATCGAATTGTCCGGGTCACATACCGACATCGCCCCAAAGGTATCGCCGTGGTAGCCGTGGCGGAAAGTCAGAAAACGCTGCCGGGGCTCGCCTTTAGCATGCCAGTATTGCAGCGCCATTTTCAGCGCCACTTCTACCGCAACCGAGCCAGAATCGGCCAGGAAAACGCACTCCAGCTGCTCGGGTGTCATTGCCACCAGCCTGCGGCACAGGGCAACCGCCGCGGGATGGGTGATGCCGCCAAACATCACGTGCGACATCTGGTCTATCTGGGCCTTCATTGCCTGGTTCAGGCGCGGATTGTTATAGCCGTGAATCGCCGCCCACCAGGACGACATGCCGTCCACCAGCGCTCTGCCATCGGCTAGGGTTAGCTCGCAGCCGTCGGCTGAAACAACCGGATACACCGGCAGCG